GTAGATAGTGTAAGCGAGATGAATGCTATTCCTGCTGCAAGAAGAAAAGAAGGAATGCTAGTATATGTAAAAAATGATAGATATTACAGGTTAAATTCTAGCAATACATTCGTGGATGCAGGGCTTGGTGGTAGTTCGGGAGGGAGCAGCAATATAAAAATATTGACCACTTCGGGATTGTTTTCAACAAGTAGAAATAAATCTGTTACATTAAACAGCAATGATGCTGCTATTATTAATAGTTTAGCTAATAATAATTATAAAAATGTACAATTATATTATGTTGGCGACCCAGCAGGAGATAATGGTATATATCCTGTAAATATAGCTTCAAATTCATTATCTTCTTCATTAAGTTTAGGAGATGTAATTTATCTCTCAATATTAGCAGATAATGGGAATATTAAAAGTGAGGCTTTAGATTATAATTCATCAACTAATATTTCAACAAAAGGGAATAATGCAAATGATAAAAATTGGACAATCGCATATAATCTCTCTCAAAACGGTTATCAAAAGTTTAATAATGGGCTGATGTTGCAGTGGGGGACAAGAGCCGGAGCAACAAACGGAGCAATTAATCTTTATTTCCCTCAAAGTTTCTATGATACTAGTTATAACATTTATTTCACAGGAGCAGTAAATAATACAGGTGAATCTTTTATATATGCTCCGGGGTATGACCTTAATGGCAAATATAAATCATATTGTAGAGTTCTCACTCGTGGAATAAATTCAACTCCTGCTATCGTTTGGACTGCCTGGAATTTTACATGGTTTGCCATAGGTCGTTGGGGATAGTTACTTCCATCTGCCAATAGCAAACCAATCCCATGATTCTTGTGATAAACCAGTAGCACCCCCACTTGCATAATTTCTATTTAAGTAGAATCTATTAACGGTCTTATTTGTTGCTATAGGAGAAGCTGAATATATCGCAGAGTCACTACTAGGTTTGTATACAGTTGCAAATATTTTATATTCAGTATTATAAAAAGATGTAGGCATAGTCACACTATACGAAGCTGTAGATGAACCTCCAACTCTTCCCCACTGCAACATCAGCCCATTATTAAACTTTTGATAACCGTTTTGAGAGAGATTTGGATTTTATTATTAACTTTACAAAAAAAAAGACATGAAATATTGGAAACAAGGATTTTACGATGAACCGATAGAAGGTTCAGTAGAGATAACAGACGAACATTGGCAGTCGTTACTTGATGGGCAAAGTCAAGGTAAAGAAATAGTTGAAGATATCAATGGTAATCCGATTCTTCAAGAACATATCTTCACTTTAGAAGAAGTAAAGGAAAATGCTTTATACAATATACGTTCATACGATAAATCAGAATATGTAAATAGCTTTTCTTTGAATGGAGACAATATTTGGCTCGACAAAGATTTACGTGTATCTATAGCCAATACTGTAGCTATAAAGAAAGATAAGAATATCGAAAAATCAAGCATTTGGTATAACAACAAGGAATATATACTCCCTGTTGATTTTATATTAGATATGTTAGATGATGTGGAGATATACGCTGATACTTGTAATAGCGTTACACAAAGACATATCGCAAATGTTATGGCTATGACAGATATAGATGAAATTAATAATTATGACTATACTTTAAATTATCCAACTAAAGTGAACTACCCATGAGCTAAAAGCTCATGGGTTTCGTGGGCTGCGCAAGTAACCTCGCTCATATCTCCACACGCGTAAATTTCGGTCGTTCCAACCGTATTTATGTTCCGAAAAGCAAATCTCTTGATGTTATTAGCTGCAAGGAAATCTCTATCGTGAATTGAGCCACATTCTGGGCAAGTCCATTCACGCATGGCGAGTGTTAGGTTGTGATTAATATATCCGCAAGTACACATTTTAGAACTTGGTTCAAAGCGACCAATACGAAGAATATTAACTCCTCGCTCTTTTGCTTTGTATTCTAACAGTGTATTGAATGTTCCTATGGCAATATCCGATAGTGATTGCGCAAGGTGGTGGTTCTTTATCATCCCTTTTACATTCAAGTCCTCAAGACAGATTGTATCATAGTTATTCACAAGATATGATGTAACCTTATGCAAGAAGTCATTTCTTCTATTAGTTACTTGCTCATGCGCTAAAGCCAATTTTCTTCTTGCTTTACCTCTATTCTTAGAACCTTTTGTCTTGTGCAACAAAGAGCGTTGAAGTTTCTTGACTTTATCAAGTGATTGTTTTAGATGTTTAGGATTAGGTATTTCAGTACCATCTGAAAGGACAGCAAATGTTTTAATCCCCAGGTCTATACCAACTGCTTTGTTCTCACAAATTGGTTTCATAGATACATCGGGTTCATCCACTTCCACAAGGATAGATATGAAATACTTACCTGTTGATGTTCTTGTAATAGTAGAAGTTTTAACTATACCATCAAAGGTGCGATGTAATATTGCTTTAATTCCACTTTTGAATTTAGGAATGAATATTCTTCCATTCTCGAAATCAACCTTTGTATTTTGAGGTATAGAAAAACTTTGCTTGCTATCTTTTTTTGATTTGAATCTTGGAAAGCCTTTATGCTCCCTAAAGAACCTAGCGTAGGCAGAATCAAGATTAGCAAGCGATGCTTGAAGGGAAAGCGAATTGACTTCTTTTAGCCAACAATACTCATCTGACTTTTTCATATTCGGCAGATCTGCTTGAATATCGAAGCGAGAAAGATTAGTTTTATCAGTTTGAAAAGCCTTCACTTTCTTAGCAAGAGCATAATTATAGATGAAACGACAAGAGCCAATATGCTTTGCTATAAGCATCTTTTGCTTCTCGTTCGGATATAATCTATATTTATATGCTTTATATTTCATACTACAAAGATAATATAATTTAGCGAAACGCAAAAGAACTTCTAAAAATTTTGTGTTCACGAAAAAAAATGTACCTTTACAACGCAATTCATCCGCTTAAGTTAAAGACTTATGAGATTTCTTGCTATTTTTATTTAAAAATTAATTACAATGAAAAAAATATTTTATGATTCAAAGGTAGCTAAAGCTATTTTATTTGATGGTTATTCAACAATAACAATATTTGCTTGGGTATTGACTGTATACAAGAAGTTGACACAAGAAACGATAAACCATGAATGTACTCATGCCAGACAGTGGATTGAACTTACTGTAGCAGGAGGATTATTTATGTGGCTTGGAATGCTAATATTTGATTATTCAGCATGGTATCTTGCAATTTCTCCGGTTGTATTCTATTTATGGTATGGTTTGGAATATTGCATAAGAAGAATTATGGGATTATTTGCTTCGGGTGACAATAAACAACATACTGCATATCGTGAGGTGTCATTTGAACAAGAAGCTCGATTGGCTGAAAAAGATAATAATTATCTTGAAAACAGTCATTATTATGCATGGATGAAGTTTATAATCAAAACTAGAAAATAATATGGCAATTCTATCAAATGGTAAATTTTCAGGATTCCTGTGTTCCATAAGGGACACAGGTAAAAAACTAAAAGACGGTGCAGCCGTTATGGTTGAAGATTTTCTTTCCGGATTCAATGGGTACGGATGGAAATTGTGGAAGAAAAGTAATCTTTGGAGACTTGAAATAGACGAGCTTCTTGTTCGCAAATCATTCACGACCTTTGAACACATCATATCACAAATAACTTCCATTAGGGGAGGACAAACAATAAGCCAAGGACACGCTAAAATAAAGGCTGTAACAATAATTGAAGCAGACGTATATAGGGAGACTGATGGAGAGGAAACTATCACCCAAGAGCAATGTTACCGCTTGGAAATAGACGATGAATCAAATTCTATTGTAGAATATGATTTTGTACAATGTTTAAAAGGCAATAGACAATACTTGGTTCAAGTTGGAAGTGTCTTTCAATACTATATTAATATTCCTATAACCGAGTTTGATTCAGATGCAGAAACGGGTGAAGTATTAAATGCTCCACAAGCAGGAGATGAAATTGTTCAATTTGGGAATGCATCACACCAAGATAAATATAAAAACAGACATTCTGCCCTTTATCTCCATGTAGATGAGGATGAACCTGCTATAGATCTTATGACCAATATGTATTCTAAAGATTGGTCTAATGCTATAAAAGTTCGTATAGGAGGAAATTTACCCGGTACTGACGGTGATAGAGGATTTTACAGCGTAAATGGGAAAATAATATCTGTTGATGAAAACAATGATATAGTATATGAGATTAATCCTGATGGTTCAGGATATTTCGCTAGAGGAAAATTCTCATGGACTAAAGATGGTTCTCCTAAATTTTCAGGGACTATTTTGTTGCAGATAGATAATAATAATGTTTGGGAAGTTACCGAAGCTGGCGAAAATATTATTGGGAACAAAAATGGGAAAAGAATAGTAATAAGCCCTGTTAGTCAAGATATTAAAGTTTTTGATGATAGTAATAATAATGTCCTTTCTATCGAAGGTTCTAATAGAAATGATATAAGCGATTTTTTTGGTGGTACTCCTCCAACTATAACTATCAAGAATATCCCATTTTCTTTTGCTGCAACAGTTACAAGAGCGGAAATGACTGTTACAGAAGGATTTTATACTAGTACATTGATGAATCTTTCCGTAGAATTTAATTATAATTATTCACAATATTCAGAAAGTTCAGCTTCGGGTAACATTTCAGGAACTCTATATCTTGATAATTTTTCAGATTCTTCTTATAGCAACTATCAGAATAGCAGTGTTATAGCATCATTTAATGTAGATGTTACGGGAACAGGAACTTTTGTTGTAAGAAATACTACTACTATAGAAAAAGGTTATCATACTCTTAGATTCCTTATATTAAAAGATAGATCTGTCACTAGTTTTTCAATCAGTTCTTTAAATGTTGAATTTGTTATTGATTCTTATTTAGCTAGTTTATTTGCTAATGGTATTGTATTAGGTTCTTCTACAAACAATCTTTTTTATGCAATAAATAAACAACCTAATCCATTGCTTAATATTAAAAATCTATTTTTTGGAGTTATGAATGATTTTTCAGGATTAAAAATAGATACATCGGGGTCTTACTCTAAAATAAAAGGTCATTGGGGACTTTTACCTTCATTAATTGCCTATGGCGTTGTGTGGGGTGGAAATACCCCTACTTATAAAGCTATAAAAACTTTTGATGGAAGTTCCTTTCCTGCTGCTACTCGAATAGGAGAAGGTGTTTATAGAATTAACTTTCCTACTTCATGGAGAAGTCTTAATATAAGCGCTACAAATGCATACGTTATGTTGACGGGAATAGGTTTTTCTATTATAGATGGAGGAAGTAACTCTCCAATAAAAGCAACATTTAAACAATGGGTAACAAATGGATTTGATGTATGGCTATCAGATGATGCAACTGCTAATGATGGTGATTTTGCTTTTGAATTAAAATGGTTAGGATGACAATAAAGGGAGCTTAATTGCTCCCTTTTATTTAGTACATCTTCTCCATATTGGAGAGTCTTGGTTTCTTGTTCACTGCCTTATTTTGCTTATAAGGTTTTTCCTTTGCTTTCTTAGCTTTTTGTTCCGCTTCTAGCTCTGATTTTAAGGCTAGGATTTCGGACTTGCGATAACCAATCTTGCGATTCTTAAAAATAACTTGCTCAATTCCTTTAGCATCCATGAGACGTTTAAATCCAACTCTATTGTTAGAGAAATTAAGGACACGCACACTTTCATCATAATTCAAAACATCAGTTGGTAGTACATATTCACTATTAACCTTTTCAAGAGAATTAATAGCTGATGAAATCTCTGTTTCACTACATTCATCACTAAATATCGCCCATATTTTATCAAACAAGGTTTCAAATAACCAACGTTTGATAGGACTAAGTTTTGATAATTCCTCTTTAACTGAATCAAGAACACTCGCCTTGAACTTATTAATGTCTTTATAATTCTTCATAGCTTTTCTTTTGTTTTTTAATTCTACGTACTTTAATGAAATGGCGAATACCAAGATAGACAGTAAGTGCAATACTGATAATCCAAGTAGTTGATACGATAAACAGATATATTTCCGCAGTTGGCATGATATTGAATGTATCATCAAGACAAGCAATAGTATCAGTAAACATGAGGTTAATTGGTATTGCTCTTGCATACTTACAATGATAACGACCTTCATCGCAAGCCAATCGGTATAAACAGTAATCCAATAATACCACATAGCCATCAAATGTTACCAATATCCCATTCCAAGCGAAATAGAATACAATGAACATATAGATAGCCAAACCAAATATAGTTGTTCTAACTATTACCTTTTCCATTATTCATCCAATTATCAACCAAATATATACATAAACTTGCATAAAATTGAGGACAAGAAGCAAATAGAAATGTTATAAATACTTCATAACTACAATATACTTTCCTATTAGTTCTAGCTCCTATTGTTTTATATACTCCTAAAGATTTCAGTTCTCCTACTATTTTCCTTTTATTTTTAGTTATAGATATTCCAAGCAAAGACAAAACTCTTTCTCTAAATTCGTTAGTATTCATTATACCTGTTATATCAATATTATAGTTTGAATTATCAATTATAAAGTTTTTCAAGTCTGTCAAACAGAACATATTATCTTTTTTTGATATTTCAAATGAGCCTATATAAAATGTTCCATTTTTAAATGAAATAGTAGTATCTACATCATCTCTAAAAATTATATTAAATCCATTTAAAGCAGCCATACCACATTTAACCTTGTTAATCATAATGTATTTATGAGACATGAGATTATAAATCCGAACTTCTTCTTCATTTAATTTCTCAATATCACATTCTGATTCGATATTAAAGATAAAATCATCTAAAACATAATCATCTAAAAAAGTCAAATTAGGATGCTTTTTAGACTTAATTCCTCTTTTATGTGTCTCAATTCTATTTAGTAAGTCTATAGACTGACCGACATAAGCATATTTGCCTTTATAGACAAAAGAATAAATTCCACTTTGTTTCATAAACGATAAATTTGTAATATGCAAATATAATATATATAATTGAATAATCCAAATTTATCTTATTTGTTTTTATTCTTAACTGCGATTACAATCTTCTCGGTAAATAATCCTGGAGCTTTAGACCTCAATTGAGGTTTTACAGGAGCATTGCCTTTTTGCGCACGCACAACCTTCGTGTTTGTCTTGACACGAATCGCCTTCTTCGCCATATTCTAATTCAAGTATTAGTTGACAATAATGAATAACTTTCTTTATATCTTCTGCCCCATTCTTGTTCTTATGCCGACATAGATACTTTATGCAATTACCCTCCATAAAAGGTATATCATTTGCATATATAAACTCAACAGGTTCTATTGCTAGTTTTTTGTAATGCGAACCTCCCTCTTGGGTATTTAATGCGCTAATTGCCTTATTTATTTCAATCGGAATAGCTTCTAACCCATGTGGTCTTGCATCATCTTCCATCTTCATGTTCTTCGACATATTTATCTACTGAATCTTTAAGTTTTTCCATTCTTTGAACCTCTTCCATAAATTTATCATCTTCTTCGGTTTCAGGAAGTAATTTTGTATCTCCTAATTCCTCAAATAATTGGTTTCTTCTTTTACAAATAAATGTAGCAATATCAAGATAATATGTTTCGTTACAGAAACACATAGGTGGAGTCATAATAATATCCATTGTTGCGTTAAATAACACATCGTAAAAATCCTTCTGTTCTTGTGTCAATGCATTATATTCCCCCTTACTTTCAAAAAGAGAATCTAATTGTTTGTAAAGTGTTTGACAGGACGGTTTAACGAAGAAATCATATCCAATCATGTGAAATGCAATACCTGTTGTAAACCTAGAAAGTTTAAATGCCCCATAATCATACTCTTCGAGTAAATCCTCCTCACGTACAAATATTCTAGTTGGAACTACATCATATTGTCCTTTTAAAGATATGATTTCGTCCATTATAGAGTCGAAGAAATGCGCATCCTTGCATTGGGATTTAAGTAATGCTATCTTTTCGTCAAGCTTACTTTTCAGTTTTGCTTTTTCTTCCTCTATTATTTGTTTGTCTGTTTTCTTGACTACTTCTTCTTTCTGATTCTCCATCATTTCCAATTTCTTCATGTCCATTTTCCTCCTCTTTATTTGTTTCTTCTTTTAAATCTTCTTCAAAGGTTATAGGCTGACGCTTATAATTTTTCATGTTGTTCTTAAATTCATTTCTGCTAATTTGTTCTTTAATGCAAACATTGAAGAAATATTTTTTAAGATCATCATTCGTCATGCCATTAAGGTATTCTTCATCATCAGATGTTCTGGAAGAGATGAAATCTATAATATCCTTTTTATTTTCCACGGCAGGGATAAATTCATCTTTCAAATATTCATAGGGATATATCTCCACAAGTTCATGTGCTATACCTAATCCCGGCAATGTTTTTGTTACATTTACCTCATTCCATGCGAAAAAATCATGATATGCAAGAGCATAGTCCATGTGTCCATTTTTTCTTAAAATCTTAACAATCGCCCTAGCCCATACCTGTTCTTTATCGTTGGGTTCAGGAAGAGATGAAACGCCACTATACATTAGCATCTCCAACAATGATTCTTCTGTTCTGCTTTTAGTTCTCATTATTTTTTAAATATTAAATAGTTGAAATTTATTTTATATACAGCACTATTTTTATAAATTCCTACGCCTCCTCCAAAAGCTATATTTTTAGGAGTAACAAACAGGAGATTAACGCTTGGGATTACATTCCCATCAAATGTTGTAATATCAGCTCCGATATATCCTTTCCAAGCATCTTTATAAACGGTGTTAGTTGTAGTATTCGTTACGGTTTTATATTCTATTTTATTGAATACGTTTATTTTATCCAAACTTGGATTAACACCAGAAATCCAAGCTTCATATTTTCCTGTCTCGGAATAATATTTCTCCTCAATAGGAAGATTCACATTGGTTGAGTCATTGACATAAACAATCAAAGTATCTATTACTTTTTTATATTTATATATCGGTTTCTCTATTGTCAATGTGTCCCATTTAGTAATATAAAAGGTATCTGTTGTATGAACTGTTTCAATATGAGGTTTCCTGTTAGCTAAAAAAGAGGTAACAATCCATACTAAACAGATACCGATTATAATATATGGACTATATGTTTTAATCCACTTCCTCATCAATTTCTCGTGCTAAATCATTCCTTATCTGTAAAAGCTTATTTACAGCCTTCAATGCTTCGGTTGATAAAGCCAAAGGGTTTATTTTATCTAATCCCATAGAGTCCAAAATAGACAATTCTCTTTCTTTATATTTATTAGATTTTTTCGAGTTATCATTATCTCCAATGCCTAGTTCTTTCATTATTTTTTCAAGCATACTATCTGAAAGAACTTTTTCGCAAATTACAGGCTTGAAATCCTTTAAACTCTTTACAATTTCATCAAAATTGACTTCTTCCCATTCTCCATTTTGATAAGCTTTGGCTTTTAATTTGGGCTTCTCATTTTTAAACTCATCTTCAAAAACGTCTTTCCTTCGAAAATAATCACTAGGCGAATCATTGAACCAATGTAGGAAAGTTGAAAACTCATTTACTCCATTTTTAAATCTTATAATTTCATATTCCCCTTTAACACCGACACCTATAAGAAATCCAGCAATTCTTAATTGAGCTTCATTTGTGTAGCCGATTTCATAAACATGTTTTTTTACTTCTTCTAATGTTCTCATAATTATTTTTTTTAAATTTCTAATGCATCTGTTTGACCTTTGATATTTTTCAATTTGAAAGAAGCCATAATGTATGGAGATCCACCATACAATTTGTCATCTGACGGTTCAATAGCTTCAATTAAAATAAATGTAACTTTACGTTTTCTAATGTTGTCCCAATATTGTATTTTCCCTTTGCTTAGAAAATCAACGAATGAGTGATATGTCTTTCTTCTATCGTTTCCTATAAATATGCATGTAAAAGTCAAATCAGTATTTTCTCTAATAGGAGTAGAGTTCTGATATACTTGAAGTTCATCTGTCTCTGCAAATTCTTCGGTATATACAGATTTTATTTTTCCATAAGAATCAAGACCAGAAAATTCCTTGTAAATCAAACCGGGGAAATCTACTTCCAAATCTTTTTCCGGCTCACCGAGAATATCGACTCTACGCATATAGCATTTATAATCAGACATTGGCTACCTCCTTTTCGTCTATATATCTTTTAATTATCACTTTATCTTTATCTATATCACCTGTTATGAATGGTTCTCCTCCATAAACAAAAAGATATACCTTGCTGTTTTCGCCTACTTTAATATCCAAATAGGTATTTCCAGCAACGTATATCTCGCATATATGATTAGGTTTAATATCTAAGGTTGTTTTAGATTCTAAGATACAAAGCAATGTTGTGTCTACATAAAACTCATCTTTGTCATAATTACAAAGCATTGTACTTGTATAGCAACCTCTTTTTTTATTCTCATACTCACATATATATTTACCATTTATGTAAGCTTTGAATTTGTCACTAATAAAAACAGGACTAAGCCCCCATCCTTCGGAAAGAGACTTAGCCATGTACTTTATAGAGTTTACATCGCAAGCAAGCTCAAATAATTGCTTTTTGCTTTTATTATCATCCCATAGATTTGTGTAATTGTCACACAAACCTTTTGCGATTGCATTATTTTTAAATTGCTTTAAATCTATCATTACTGCCTCATATTTGGGACAAATATAAATATAAATATCAACTATTCAAAATTTTTATAGCTTTTTCAACATCACGTTTAGATATACCACGAAGAGCATGAGTTTTTATGAAATGTTTCTTTTGAGAAAGTAACATATCTGAATCATCATCAAGGATTACATAATTAATTACATCTTCATGTTCCCATAACCAGCGGTCTATTTCTATACCACGACATAGACCATAATGTTTTTCTCTATTTCCATGTTTGAAGCCGTACATTCTTGAAGTAATACCTACGATATATTCAGGATATGGAAAAGGATTATGACCATAAACTGTTTCTTGCGTTGTAATAGCTTCAATAGTCTGTTCCAATGTATATCTTCTCCAAGAAGAGGATATAACAATTTTAGCTCCGGTCGCATCGCAAATCTGTTTGACTAGCTCAACCTTTTCATTATCAATAGTCCAATTACTTTTCAGTGTGGTTATAACACCGTCAAAATCAAGAAAAACGATCTTATTCATCATATTCCTTTTTAAAAATGAAAGCTACTTTTTTAATTCCCTTTACTGTTTCTACTAATTCCCAACCATCTGCCCCATAATTATTTAGTTCATAGGAAGGAAAATTATCTAAATAATATTCTTTTACCAAGTATTTAAATCTTTTCATAATCAAAATATATCTTTTGCCTTAATTATAATATCAGTCGGTATATCAAATCTAGTCATTTCTGACATGTAATTCCATGCATCTGCGACCTTTGCTATAAGATCATCTTCCACTATGGCTAATGCTCCATACGCTTTGCTAATAGACACCGCTAAAGATACATATCCAGTTGTGTCCATTCGCTCATTTTTATTCAAATCTAAAGTATTATCCTCGATATACTTTTTAGCTTTTTCATTCATATTAATTCTTTTTAAAATGGACAATAATCTCTTTCCTTGAACACATTATCATCGTCATAATAATATTGTTGATAATCACTCATATAATCCCGTTCTGGTTCTCTATTCTGTATAAGAGGAACAGGTTTGGGTTCTTCTTGCCAATTATAGTTTATATTTTCTGCAATATCATTTTTAAAGCGTCTTGTCTCAATCTCATAATACGTTCCACATAACAAATCCACCTTCCCGAAACTGCGATTTTTACATACTTCCAATACATTGCCATATTGAAGCATTTCAGCTATCCTAACTGTTCCGAAGAAATCTTTTCCACGTGTCTCAAAATCCTTGTTTACACGATGAATAATAAAACAGTTATCCACTGCATTAGTTAAATCGGCTGAACCTGAAATAGATTCTTTTCTAAGGAAGTCAGTCTGTTTACGAGGGTGAGCTACAAGTATAATATGAACATTATATTTTTTAGCGAAATCACAAATAGCCAATATAAACTGGCTTTGTTTCTTATTGTTGTCTCCTTCGTAATCCTCTAAGTTAAGAGTCATCAGATTATCAATTACGACTAAATTTACACCTTCAGATTCAATCAGATTTGTAATATCGCTCATTAATTGCTTCCAACGTGTTCCATATTTGTTATTATAGAGGAATAACTTTCCATCCGTCCAACTATCTATACGGTCAGAAATATGTTTTGGAGCATAATAAAATTCATCATACCCTTGTACTTTCTGGACATAGTTTTTTCCAGCTGCAAGTTGGTTAATCCACCCTTTCAATCGAGAAGCCACTAATTCCCCAGACCATATTGCTACTTTATATCCGTAGTTGATTATATTCAAAGATAAATTGTTCAACCAAGAAGATTTACCAGAGCTATTACTTCCTGATACCAATGTCACTTCTCCAAACAATAGACCTCCGATATTTTTATCTAAAACCCTATATCCAGTAGGCATACGTGGTATATTATTCATATCCACATATTGAATATCCTTCATCGCAAGCCATTTCTTCCCCTTATCTTCCGTTTCACCTATAGGAACAAATTCCTCTTTTTCACTATTATGGAAATAAGGTCTATGCGCTTTACTTTGATATTCAACATAGTCTGATTTAGTATAGGCATTAGGGTCAAAATGTAAACGAAAATCTTTCCAAGTATATCCGCTGCAACTCGAATGCAAGCATTTGAATCCAAATCCTCCACCTGCCATTTCAAAAATAGCTGAATCAGGCGCACGATGTGAACTATTAAATGGGCACTCTTCTAATACATACTTAGTAAAAGATGTTGTTTTTACTATATTTCTGACTTTTATTCCATACTTGGTTAAAAATTCCTGTAAATCAAATTGAGTCGGTTGATAGTTGTTAGCCCTGTTCGGTTGTTCCGGCTTAGGAAGCATGGCGGCTACCTTTTCAAAAAACTCATTTGGGGTAGGTTTTATTTCGTCAGGTATTTTTAATATTTTGCTTTCACGTTGAGGTCGTTCAGGTGTATCACTCCCCTTCCTACTATAACAACCATATAATTTACATATTCGACTAGCATTAAAAGTACTTGTATCTACTTTTACTTTTTCTGTAGAAAAAAGCATATCTAATACTTGTAGAAAATCCTTCATAGTTTGAGTATTTTCAGGAGTATTAGCCATATTCATATTTATCAACAGATGAAAGCCATTGGCACTGTCACAAACAATTGGTTTAGTAAATCCTTCATCTCTTAAAAATTTGAATACATCATTTACTACAGCTTTGGCAGCTTCTTTCTCTTCATCAGTAGAATTGGTATCAGATGGCTTCTCGCAGTCTATATCTATCAAACACCAATCTCTACCAATAATTTCAGCATCTGATGTTGTAGATTTTGGTCTAGTCACTATTCTATCTCTCTGTTCACGTGAATAACATGAATCTAATATAGAATTAAGAGTGAAATAAATATTACAATCATCATAACGCCTGATAGCATTAAGAAGAGTATCAATATCCGTAAAATATCCTGAATATGTGCCTTTTTTATTATTGTCAACAATACGAATCTCAACAAGCTCATGGTTATGTTTGAATATATCGTACCATTTACGTATCATTGGTTCATTCATATATTTATTCGTTTTGAATTAATAATCAACAATCATCTATATTTGCTCGTTTGAGCTTTAATGATTGGCTGTTCTTTCAAATATCCCATGTCCGGCAAGTTATTGAGCAATGTAGAAAAATTCTTCAAAAAACTATCATTTCTTAAACTTTCTTCTACATAGGATTTTATAGTAAACTCCAATTCCTCTTTGGGCATCGTTTTTAGCAAAGATTCCAGCTTCTTCTTGTCATTGGAGCTTTTACCAGTACTCATATTCCTTTTCGGGCATTTTGATGGATAGAGAGAATACAGATATTCGACATCTTCTGAAAAAGTTGTTTTTTTCTTGCTTTCTTTCTTAGATACGTTAGTATCTTCTTTATTATCTTTATTATTATTACTATTATTATCAGTGGCTGTTTCATTCCCACCCCCCATGCATGAAACATTCATACCATGTGGCTGTTTCATGCATACCGTATATCTGCAAAACTTTACGTTATTAATAAATTCATCTCGCTTGATAATTAATCCTTTTTCTACTAATCGTTTTATTATTAACCTTACATTTTGTTTAGATATACCTAGCCAATCTGATATATATTGCAATGAACCTCTGAACTCACTTTCTTCATCTTGGGTAAATCCATATATCAAAGCATAGCAAATTAATTCATTACCGGAGAGTTTCAAATCATTTACCATCCAACCTTGGATAGTGATAAAATTATTATTTTTCATAAATTCTTGGTTTTTAAATTATACATAATTCTTGGTTAATAAAAAAGAGGGAAGGGCAACCAAGACAACCCTTATCGGAATGGTAGCTATCCAAACCTATCCCACTTTGCAAATATACAAATAATCTCCTATATTACATCGGATAACAACTAAAAATTAATCCCTGCAAGGAGACACATATCCTCCTTCGGTTGTATATTCAGTATTTCCTATCTCAAATAGCGCATTCTGTCCGCATGGGCGAAGGACTACTTTGTCAGAAGATATAGAGTTTAGGACTAGCAATAACTTTTGCAGGATAAACGTCTGCTTAAATTCTTTTCCTCCTACAACTTCAAATCTTTCCTCTAATTTTTTATTTAACTCCATATTATCCGACACAAATGTAATCCCTGTTTCATCAAAATTAAGAGTCATTGTCCCTGTCTTGGTATTATTTTGTACATATATTGCTCTTGATACAATGGAATGAAATATTTTTTTGTCTATTTCCACTTCAAACAATGGCTGATATTTGAGCAACATATAAAAGTCTAATGGTTTGAAGTCATATTTGCGGATAAGCAACATTGAATTTTCCCCTATCACAATGATATTCTTTTCTCCATTTTTTATAGTGACCTTTTGTTCGTTTACTAATGCCTTACGCAGAGCCGCAAAAGCCGACATGTCTATAGATACTTTCAGTTCTCCCTCGTAGTTAATATATGCGCTATCATGGTACATTTTATCAAAATTAAAAGCAAAGGCATCAACCTTATTGTCTTTTATAAACAAATGAAGATGCTGGTTATTAGGCTGAAATTCATCATATTCCAATAATGGCATACCTTTTTGAATCCAATAGCCAAGCAAATTAGCATCCAATGTAAATGTATCGCAATTAACCTCCTGTGCCAATGTAGGATATACCCTTACATCATGCAAAGGAAAATTCATCGTACTGTTTGGTGTGGAGACAATAGCATTCAGTTTCTCATTATCTACATCTATATCAAAGTAATCCTCCATCAGAAGAGAAACATAGTTCTCAATATCGTCCTTGTCTATGCAAAACTCGATATTCTTATAAGACTCTTCCAACTTGAAATGGGTCTTTATCGCATTCTTGTCATTGTAAGATAACAACCAACACGTATTATCGACTATTTGAACTTTAACAGATTGCAAAATTGGCAATGGAGTTCTTTTGGAAGAGAAACTACCACCTGTCTTTATTGCGTTTAAAAAATCCTTCTTATTAAACTTAATCCTCATCGTTTAGCAATAATAAATTATTATAATATTCATCTCTTTTTTTTATTCTAAAATCCACCATAGTATTCAGGCATTTTATGACTTCGGGACATTCTTGACGACGAAGTTGTAAAAAGTTCTTCAAATCCTTCAATGCACGAACGGCTTGATCTGTCTGGTCCACTATTTTTTCAGCCGTTCTAATTTTATCATATAATTCTGCTTTCATTTGTTCGCTTTTACATAATTATCACAAAAAGTTCCATTATATGCAGGTTCTAAAAAACCGTAATAAAGATAATCCTCCCCATTTAAAGGGTCAAAGATATAGTAATCAAGATATTCTTGATATTTTTTACAAGTATCTCTGATTTTACAATTCATACCATCGCACATAACACTATACTTGTCCTCCCTCATCATTGTAAATTGCTATCAATTCATTCATCCTGTCTACCAAGAAGCTTGCTGCCTCTCCTACCTGCTGTGATATTGAGATATAAGGCTTTAACTGATTCTCATACATGGAATCCATCGCTTTGATGGTATCTTCCAATTTTTTTAAATTTTCCGGTTTCATAAGTTTTCTTTTATAAAATAAATACCATCAATTAAAACGTAAGGCAGAGTACCTTTCTTAATTCGCTGCCGAACCGTCTCCTTAGCAAGATTATTCTTCTCTGCGTAATGGCGTATAGTTAATAAACTATTCAATTCTCTTTTATCATCGATACAATCAAGTATTTCTTTTAACTTTTCATCAATACATGCATAAGAATCAGGAGAATAAAATACTTTCATATTAATACCTACATTTATATGAGTACTAATATTATTTTCACGAATATTTGTCCTAATAGGGTCGCTAACAGAAAGTGTTATCGAATCTTTAACTACTAAATCTTTAAATTTTACCATCAATCAAAAAAATTAAATATTTTTTCATACAAATTTATTAGTACCTACAAGATGTTTGTTTTTTTCATTAAAGGGAATACATTTTTTAAATGACCCCTCAAGACAGATATATGGATATTCATAAAGTGGATCGTAATGACTGAAAAAGCTAATTTTCCAATTAAGTGTTTCTGAATTACGAACTAATACTTTTTGAAAGGGAGATAAAGAGTACATATCCTGTTCTTTTTCTAAATAAACTTCCAAATATTCTCCTGTAGGAATTCTATCGATTATAATTTCGCCTTGTCTACTAACTGTGATAATATTCTCAACTCCTAATATGGAAACAGTTAATACAAGTACTCTCCCAATGCCTGATAAATTCACCTCTTCACTTATAATTTGAGTCACACTGTACCCTCCTTTTGTGAAAATATAACCATTCAAATCCTTACTTATAATCTTTTTCAAGACATCAACATTAAACGGTACACGAATACTATTATCTACTTTCATCATCCTGTCCTCCCTCTTTTTTAGGTTCAACGTTCATAGTATTTCCCTTTTGCTGACTTTTCCATTGAATTATAGTCATGATAGCAGCACCGAAAATACTGTTTACGAACTGGGTTCTCTGATTATCATCTTCAAGAGGAAGAGTTGGAGGGTCAAGTATAATCTCCGAAACACCATCCAAATCAGAACCGGACACACCATTATCTTTCAATTCCGGTAAATTCAAAATGCTTCTCAAATTAGAAGCATCAACATAACAACTTACTTTAATACGTTCCATATTTTTTGGTTTTAAATTAATGTTCTGCAAATATAAGTTGGCGATTGCCAATCGCCAAATGTAATTAAGGCTTTAACACTACATTAACGTTTAGCATATATAAAAAACAAGGGACAGCTTCACTAAGCCATCCCCGTCCCCATGTTCAACTGAAAGAAAAAAGTAATCAAACACCTTTAAATGAATAAAAAATTAGAGATAATATATAGGGGTAATATCACTATCACCCCTACATTTTTTGTCAAACACTTATAAGTAAATTCTACTGTACCAGTACTGCAAATATAGAGAACATTTTCAATACTACAAAGAAATTCCTTGTTTTTTTTGCCCCATCTCTGTCAAATGGTTAAACCAACGAACAGCAAGGTCGGCAGACCTATACGTTTTACCCATGTACAGCGAATCGCCAAACCCGTTGCTACTGGGATAACTCACACAATCAAACATCTTGTTCTCAACACGACGGAAAACTTCATAAACAACATTACCGCCACAATCGTCAACGCTTCTATACATATAAGCATAAGGAGACTTGTTCACCAAAGTAAAAGTGAAACCCTTAGTCTCACCACGACCCTTTATAACCAATTCCAACTCTTTCATTTTTTTGTTTTTTATAAAAGAAAATATATGTTTTATGACTTCTACAGTCCATCCGTTGCCAAGCATCTTATAGATTTGGGTGTCTGAACAATACCATTTATACCAATCAGGAACAGTTTGCAAACGAGCACATTCCAAAGGAGTATATCTCCTAAGCCTTCTTTCACCATTTATAGTAACAGAAACATAATCAGTATCTAAATTCCCTTTATATATCGCTGTGGCTGTTATACAATGAGACTTATCATCTCCTGACATAATTCTTATTTTTACATTCTTCTTTTTGCTACGAGATACAAGCCAATCATGCATATTGTCACTGATAAAGTACTTTTTATCAACTTCATCTTCAAGAATATCCCTTAAATAGATACATCTGTCAGCAGGACGAGGTATATGGGTATATAAATCATGATTAAAAAGACCATATCTTGTAGTCTTTATATTGCTCCAATATATTCGTCTCCTGTTCTGGGCGGATACCAATGCGGAATTAATATGCGCACCCTTGATTCCAAGAACGCTATCTATCACATTCTCCCATTTAGTCTGCATCTCCACATTCTCCAACAAAAACAGAATATCAGGATTGACTTTTCTCAATTCCTTCAAAATACGCACATACTCCCAAAACAGGTAGGATTCACCCTCAAATTCATAATTATGTTCTTTCAATTCCAAATATCGGTCAAGAGTAACCACCTCTTCACTGCACTTAGTACTCATACCGTTCATCTTACCAGCGGAACTGAACGAAGTGCACGGAGAACCGCCAATAAGCAAGTCTATCCTGCCGAGTTTGGATGCATCCAATTCCCTAACGTCACCTACATGGATAACGTTAGGGAAGTTGCGACTTGTCTGCATAATAGCATATTTGTCTATCTCGGAAGCATAATAAACCTCCGGCTCTATGCCAAGCTCCCTCAAAGCAATCATGCCGCAGCCCATACCATCAAACAAAGACAATACCCTCATTCAGAAATCTTCAAACTAGGTAAAATATTGAAAGCATTAAACAAAATACTAGTAACAGCACCCTCGTATTCCTTCTCACTTATCTCCTTACCTAAATAATGAACATGAGCCTCCTCTGAAAAGTTAATCCTAATACAGCCATTACCATCACGACTAACAGAAGATACCATACATTTTGCCAATACTTCACCATCTGAACTAACATATAAATCTTCCAGGCGAACATCTAACAATACATGATATTCGTAAAAAGGAGAACTGGAACTGCAACCTTTATGTTCAGATTTATAATACCGACCTATCTTATTCTTAAATTCAGGATAATGCCATTTAGCAAGGTAACTTTCATATTCCTTCCTAACAACATAAAGCTCCTCATCCAATTGCGCCAACTTGTCCTGATACCAAGACAAATCCTTCTCTTCTTTCTTCTTACTAGACATAATTTCTATCTTTTTTAGTTAAACATGGCACAAATATATACCCATTTCAAGCAAAAAACAAGAAATATACAAAATATAACACTGACTTTAACTAAATAAACACCAAATAAGGTTTAACAAGTGGCATAAACAGCGATTTTCATACCAAAAATGAACAACTTATCATCTTAATGGCTAAAATAGGAAAAACATAGGAATAGTTAAGCTAAAAAAGAAAACCCCCATCTTCACAGACAGGGGGGAAGTACAAAATATAAAATCTTAGTTTTATGGCTAAGCACAAAAATAACAAATTAAGCCAATAGAAACAACAAAAAATAGCATTAAATAGACAAAAATCAATTATGGCTATTAAATGCTACTTTATGACACCCCTAAAATATAAAATCCCCAACCTGAACAAACACAAAAACAGGAAGGGGATTAAGAAAGAAAGAAGGTATGCAAAAATATATAATTTCTCTTAATCATCCAACTTTTTCCAAATATATCCACCACCCCTTTTTGTAATTCCCTTTATATTTTGCCATATACACGAATAGCGTACACCTGTTGAGTTACTAGCACTTCTTATTCCATCATACTGTGCTATAAAAACGCCATTTAGGTCGTATTGTTCTATCTTAAAGTCATTAGGAAAATAAGCTCTTATCTCTTTTTTGTTTTTGATAGACTCTTTGACAGGCTTATTTTCACATTCAGACATTGGCTTATAGGTGTCACCAAGAACTTTTCCAATAGTCTCATCGTAAGGCTCTATCTTTATGGGATAATCATCAGATACTTTCTTGTATAAAACATAACCATTTACGTATTTGCCATAAGGAATGTTATGGTTGCGACTAAAAGATAAGGCAGCACGTCGTTTGCTTTCATACTCTCCACAAAAATTACCTTGCATATCATACTTCAATGCATGAGGAACAACATGAGTGACATATTCTTTTTCAACTACATGTTTTACAACCTCATTGTGAACGATAGTCCGCGTACGATTGACCACTTTATAACCAACTGGCTCTATGCGTTCAGGGATATAGCCATATTTACCAGTCTTGAATATATATTTGCCTTTGTATATCTTAGCTTTATCAAGAAAACGAGATAATTCATTTTCCAATAAACCCATATCATAACAACAACGACCTTTTGAATGATAACTCTTTTGAAAAACGCCATCTTTGTCATAAACCAAAACTTGGCAAGAAGTACCATTGGTCTGAATATCTTCTGTAGGAATACCTAATATCTCGCCACCTATGCCAGAATTATAACCATTTGGATACAATGTGTCAAATTCACGAATATACTTTATCTCTAAAATTGATAGGCAGAGGAGAAGGTCAGAAGAGTCGGCTATATCCAAAACTGATACAATAGAAATATCCACATTCTCAATTCCAAATTCAGCAAGAGCAGACATGTTCTTTGAATCAGAACCAAAATTACGAGATAATTGAGACTCATACAACCTAACACGATTACCCAAACATTTAGTCTGACCAATATAACACTTACCATCTGGGTAAGTCAACTTGTAAACACAAGCACATTTCAATTTCTTAGCTTCTTCAAATTTCATATACGATTCATTTAATTTCTGCAAATATATAAAATAAAAATTACTATACTGATTAAGGATAAGAAAAAAAAAGTAAAAAAAATTGAAAATTGAAAAATTTACGAGCAAAAGCAGCACTTAACCGTGGCTTAAAAATAGGGGTGGGGTGGTAGGCACGGGAAAAGCCACCGGAAAACAGAGGGCAAAATACAGGAATGAACGTATTTTTAGGCTTGATTTTAAAAGATCAATAATAAGACGATATAAACATAGTATTTTATATTAAAACATCGCATTCAGCCTTAAAACACGTCTTAAACACTCGTTTCGTGTTTTGGGCACATCGTTTTTTACCCTTTAATGTGCAAAAATAGGCTGCATTAAACAAGCATGTACAAAATGTTTGGCGTGTGAGAAAGCCGCACTTTTTCATATATAACCTTTTTCGCATTTTATTTTCTTCTTATAGATTTTTTCTATGATGTTTATCTTTTCGATATGTTTTATCTATTCTGTTTTTTTTACATGTGTATTTTTCTCTATATAGTATATATATATAATATAGTAGTATATATATATTATTTACTCATATACTATAACATCTTCGATATTATAGTATATTCGTTAATAGTGCTTGCCTGTTTGCTTTCCGTAGCGTTTGGCTTGCTTTTCCCCTTTTCCCTTTATCCCTTTTCCCCGCTTTATTTGCGTTGCGTTGTGTGTGTGTTCCAGTGTGTTTTTCGTTATTGTTTACATTTAACACGAAATTAACTTAACTACGATTTTTTCGTACTTATTTGTGTTAATTCAATAATGCATATAGTGCGCATAGTCTAACAAAGGTTAATATATTAGTGCATATTTTGCGCATTCCGATAATGTGCGTATATTTGCAATACAAAGAAAGGGAAACAGTTCCAAAAGTAGTTCTTTAAAATACTGATTAACTCCTATCTTATGCAGACCGCAAAGATATTATATTATACACCTGTATACAGCAGGTTTTCGATTTACTGGGAAATAGAGCTATATTATAATATCCCTTTTCTTTTTTGCGTTCCGTTCTGCTATTTGGTTAATTGGTTTTCGTTCATTCACGTATTGAAAATAGCGGCTTATTTGTTGCATCGTAGCAACCTAACAAGCATAAGACTATTAAGTAGGTATTACTCAAACATTGGTTATATCAGTACCTACAAACTAGTAATTAGTTATGAGACCGTAATAGTGAGTTATACGGGTGAGACGAAAGGAGACCGACCCTAGTAGTTATAATATAGTGAATAAACCAATACAATAACAATTAAATTCTAAAAAACATCTAATAATAGCAAGTATCCAATATAACGGGTAAATCTAGTAACAACTAACAATAATTAGTTATTACTCAAGTTCTGTTATATTTGGCTTGCTATTTTGTTAATGTAGCCTATATATTCCTGTAATATATAGACGGTTACAAGCCCGTTAAATACAGAGTTGCAATATAATTACTAATATTAATATAAATCTATGGAAATAATAGTATCTAAGAGATCCGGCAATGTATTAGTATATATACCGGAATTAAAAAAACGTATTAGTTTAGATTCTAGTACGTTTTTGTGGTTTGATGGTAATTTTTGCCATAACGAAATAGTAGACCACATAGAACATAATTTTAAAATAGATATTACTAATGTGATATATTTGTAATCATGCGTATTAAATACTAATTAATACTTTTAATTATGGGAAAGATAGAAGAAAAAAAGACGTTTAAGTATGTTGTTACTTATATGTTATACAGACATACAAACGTGCTTATAAAAGTAGGAAAAAAAACTTATGAATTTGTAAATGTGTGCGATGATAATAAAACCGGTTTTGGCTGCAATACGATAGCAGTTCTTTATGATTTTAAGGCACAAAAATATATAGCGGTTAAAGTTGATGATGAAAAGTTTAACAAGGTTGAGACTATAATACTACCAAATCAATAATAATTAAATAAAGGAGGAATAAGTTATGAAAAAGAATGTAAGAGAACATAAAAATGTAGGTGTACAATTTGGATACATTTTAGACTGCATCTATAATGAAAATAACGAAAATATGAGTGATAAAGAAGCTATTAATTACTTCTTTGATTGTTTTAACAAAGAGTATAACGATACCTATTATAAACGTTTATATCCTAATTTACAGGAACGAATTAAAGAGTATATAAAAGGTTTGCCAAGCTGTTTTGGCGTGGCTTATTGTACTGACAATATAATAAATATAGGCAAATCTTGGGGATATTGCAAAACAGAAAAACAAAGATATGATTTTCAAAACAATTGGTTTAACGTTATTGCATTTAGATTAATTCAGTTAAAAGAGAAATTAAACTAAATACATTTTATAAAATGGAAATAACATTTAATATATCACAAAAATTTTGGTCTGACTCTTTTATAGACTCATTGGTTAATGTAGAAAGTTTTAATAAACTTTGCGGAGAAGTAAATACAGGCGCAAAAGGTATTTCTTCTTCTACGTGTAATATACCCCGAAATAGATTTGCCTTTCATCAAGCGGATAAAGCAAAAGTTTTCGTAGAAAAAAGACAAAGAAGGGGATATATACAAATTGCTTTTATTTTTTAATACAATAATTAAAATCATAGAGTTATGAAAACAATTAAGTATAAGACTTTAAACGGTTTGTTAAACCAAACTAGGCAAATGACTGTAGAACAATTTTTAAATAGACGTTTCCATCATAATACAAAAGGATGGATAAACTTTGAGCTAGAAGGATATTGTTACGAAATAGTTTTAGAACGCTTTTCTAAATATTGTTTTGCAACAAAGAAAGCACAAAATAAGTTATTTTTTAATCTTATCAATAATTACGGAGACCCTTCTTTGTTTCAATGTTTTTATATTGATAAAAGGGGCTTTAGTAATAGTTTAAGCGGTGAAGCCTTTGATTATTGTGTAAGAAAATACGGTAAATGATATGGAACGGAAAGAATTTAAAGAGATAATAAAAGGTTTTTGTGCTACGTGTGGAATACTACTAGTATTGTATATATTAGGAATTATATTTTGCTAACCAAATAAAAAGAAAGTCATGAAAGCATTTAAATTAGATATTTATAGAGATAACGAACTAGTTTATAGTAACGTTTATAATAATAACATTGTATCTATTTGTGATCATATTGTGTCTTTTTCCAAATATTTACAAAGTAAATTATTTGTATCAGTTAGACAAATGTATTTTAATAATCTAGGCGAATTGAAGCCCAAAATGTATAAAGGTAAGTTTAATTATTCGCTATCTTGTACTATAGATAATAATACGTCTTACAAAGAATTAATATCTTTTTTGGAAAGGCACGAACCTAACTTGATAGAAAATAAAGATTTTACCAATGAGTGAAGAAAAAAGAAAAGAGTTTCTAACAAAATTAGCTAGTTTGTTAGACGAGTATAACGTAAATATAATATTTACATGTAGCGGAAGGTCTGATATTAGCGGTTTATATAGCGACCGTATTATAATTTCGGAAAGAAAAACAGAGGAAATTATACTAGACACATTCGATGAATGGAATTTAAGCAGTAACGTTATTAAAGAAAATATGTAATCATGAAAAAAAGAACAATTATAAATAAAAGAATAGAATTCGTTTGTACGGTGATGAATAACAAAGTATATTATTCAGAGAAAGAACGCAAAAGAATAGAAAGAAGAATGTTTATATTAAACAATTTAAAATATTAAAGCCATGAAAGAGATATTTAAACGAATAAAGAAATCACACCCCGATTATTTAATAATTATAAAAAAGAATAATTTGGGACAAATATATGAAAGTGATGCAATTATAGCTAAGGAAATTTTAGATATTAAATTAAATAAAAACGGTATATTGTGTTTTTCTTGGGAATTGTTAGATAGTATTTTAGTAAAGTTAATACATAACGGTATAAAAGTAGCGGTTAGGGAATGAAAGAATATATAGTATATTACGGAAAAGAGAATGCACGCTATAATATAGGTGTATATGCTAAGAATGAACAAGAAGCAAAAGAGATAATAGAAAAGCAACTTAAAAACGGTTTAGAAATAATCAAAGTTAAATTAATGGAGGAATAGATCATGAAAAAGTATACAGAAAAGCAAATAAAATCATTTAAAGAAATGATTAATAACGGTATAATATCTCAAATAGATGGAGATTGCGAACTATGTAGAAAAATTTCAACAGATATTCATAAAATAGATGAGGGATATTTTACCTTTGAAAATCTTACAACTAATGAAATAGTAAACGAGTGGGATGCAAGAGGAGAAAAGGGTGATTTAATAGGTAAATTAATAGAAAGCTACGATCACCCCGAAAATATATTAAAATATATAGTTAAAGACAATGAGGAATATTTACTCCCCGACAAAATAGATCGTAAATATATGATAAAGTTATTAAATTTGCGTGATTACGCCACAAAAGAGGATATTTTAAATGAATTAAAAGAAATACTATAAAGAAAGGAGTAAAAATGTTGTTTATAATATGTTTGATTATTTGGGGTGGTTGTACTGTATTTGAAGGGCTAACTAAAAAATAGTAATATGAATAAGTATATTTCTTGGCGTAGGGTGTCAACGCAAAAACAAGGTCGATCTGGTTTAGGACTTGAGGCACAAAAAGACATTATAAATTACTTCATAGAAAAAGATAACGGTTTGTTGTTGGCGGACTATGAAGAAATTTATACCGGAACGGAATTGTCTAAATGTACGGAATTACGGAAAGCGATTGAACACGCAAAGAAAGAAAATGCTAAATTGATTATTGCTAAGTGCGATCGTTTCCGTAATACATTAGAGGCACTACAAGTATTAGCGGAAATTGGTGAAAACAATATTGTTTTTTGTGATTTACCTAATAGTGACAAATTTACTTTGACATTATTCTTCAGTTTGGCTGAAAGAGAAGCATTGTTGGTTAGCATACGTACAAAAGCGGCTTTAGCAGCAAAGAAAAAACGTAATGAGCAAACAGGAGGAACAAAAGAATTGTGGGGAAAGAATAGTTCTACAGATAGAATAGTTTCAATAAATAAGATGCACGATGAGTCCGCAAACAAAAGGCGAGAAAATGCACGTGTTAATGAAAGTAATGTGTTTTTTTGGGCTTTCATTACTGATTGGATAAAAGATAAGGGAGAGCCTAGAAACTACGAAATTTGGGGAGATATTGCACAAAAATTGAATAATCTGAATCAAAAGACAGCTACAGGAATGGAATATAATTCAGTTCGTGCTGCTGCAATGTATCGGAAACTTAAAAAGATAATGAAGTAAAAACGAGATAATATTAAATTTATATAAAGCTATGAGCAAAAGAATTTTAATAGAGAATTATTTCAGGAATAAATATCCTGATAAAAGGTATCAGTTCAAAGCATATCATACTATAGAAGATATGTTTGGAGTCAAGGGGAACAATCTTTATGTCGTTGAATTTATAGATGTGAAGATGAGATACCCCAAAACATTGGAGTTAAGAATTAAAGAAAATGAACTATTAAATATTTGAGATATGGAAAAGCTAAAAGAAAATCAATTTATTCCTGATGGCAAAGAAGTTTATTTTGTTGAATGCATTTAATAAATACAAAAATGGACAAAGAGAAAGAAAAGCTTATCAAATTTGTTATTAGAAATGTTTTCTCCATTGAAGAAAAAGGGAAAAACACTCATGTAACAATAAATAAAGGCTTCATAAGATCTAATGAACTGGAATATATCAAAAGGAAACTAGATTATAAAGATATTATGATCTCTGCAAAAGATAACGGAATATTAACTCTAATAATGATTGGATAACATGTGGATAAGAATACAGAATCAACGATTGAAAGACGCAAGTATTAAAGAATACAAAGGACGTGGTAATAGTGTATCAAGCGGTAAATACTGCATTGAAATGAAGTACGGGAACGGAATAAGGTATTTCTACTTTGACAATGAAGTAGAATATGATAGAGCTTTGTTTCGGCTAGATGAAATCTTAAAAGTACAAGAGGTTTAATTAAGGCAGTGAACACTTAATGTAAAATAGGAGGATAAATTATGACAGTACAAGAACTAATTGATATTTTATCTGAAATTAAAGATAAAAGCAAACCTGTGACAATAGACATTTTGGATGATGAAGTGAAAGACGTCATAGAGCGTGAAGATTGTGTTGAACTTTATAATTATTGAATATGACAGTTGAAGCTTTAATTGAATTACTTGAAGAAGTAGAAGGTGAACTACCCACGAGCTAAAGACTTGTGGGCTTCGGGTTTCACCGAGGAACGGCTTTCCCAAAGGTCAGCTCTTACTTCCTCTCCACCCGTGTAATCGACAGTTCCTGCCGATATATGGTTTAATCCGACACGAAGAATATTGATAGCAGCATTAACATCACGATTATGATGAGTATGACATACTGGACACTCCCACTCACGAACAGACAAGTCTTTTGTCTGTTTGTTGACATACCCACAGACGTTACATGTCTGCGAGGAGGGGAAGTATCGGTCTATCTTCACTATTTTCTTGTCGTTCCATTCCGCCTTATAGGTGAGCATGGAAACGAATCTGCCCCAACTTGCATCTGTTATGGACTTGGCAAGATGATGGTTTCTCTCCATTCCCTTAACGTTCAAGTCCTCAATGCAAATTGTATCATATCTTCTGACAAGAGCAATAGAGCACTTATGCAAATAGTCGGCACGACAGTTAGCAGTCTTATCGTGAAGTCTGGCAACTTTGAGTCTTTGGTTTTCAAACCTTCTGCTGCCTTTCTTCTTTCGGGAAAGATGCTGCTGCGCCCTTGCAAGTTTGCGCTCGTATTTCCTTGTATATCGGTTATTTTTGAATGTTTCTCCATCAGAAGTGATAAGCAAGTCCTTCAATCCCATATCCACACCGACGGACTTATTCGTCTTTTCAAGAGGACTAATGTATTCCTCTTCCGTAAACACGGAAACGAAATACTTTCCACTTGGGGTTTTGGAAATAGCAACCTTGCCTATTTTGCCCTTTATCTCACGATGGATACGGCACTTGATACCCTCTTTGAACTTGGGTATGAAAAGCCTGTCGCATGCGATAGAGGCAAGTTGTGGCACGGTAAAACTGTTCTTCGACCGTTTGGACTTGAAGTTAGGGAACTTGGCTCGCTTCTGAAAGAAATTGGTATAGGCTGTTTCAAGGCTACGGAGAGCGAACTGCAATGACTGGGAGTTTACCTCTTTAAGCCATGCGGTATCTTCTTGCTTCTTCAAGCCAGTGAGAACCTTGGCTTGCGCATAGTAGTTGTCGCTTTTGCCAGTAAGCCTATATTGCTCCTTACGCTGATTGAGAAAGTAATTATAGACATAGCGGGCACATCCGAAATGTCTTGCCAGCAATTCGGTTTGAGCCTTGTTAGGGTACAACCTGAACTTATATGTTCTGTTTATCTTTCTCATATTGCTTACAAAGTTAATAATTGTTTTGTAAATTACCAAATATTTTCGTATATTTGTGGCATGGAAAAGAATTATAATCATGAAAAAAGGCACAAATACTATCTGAAGTGTCACTTGATTTTCTGCATCAAATATAGGAGAAAGATACTTTATGGCGATTTCGACAATTACATCAAAACAAAGTTCAAGTCTATTGCAGGAAATTCAGATTTTAATATTGACATTATGGAAACAGACAAAGACCATATTCATTTTCTTATCAGCTATCCGCCAAAACTATCAGTTACATCAATGGTTAGAAGATTGAAGCAAGAAAGCACCATATTAGCATGGAGAGCATATCACAACCTGTTGAGGAAATATTTTTGGAAAGAGAAAACGTTATGGTCTGATGGTTACTTCGTCTGCTCAATAGGCGAAGCCTGCCCAAATACAGTTATGGAATATATTAGAAACCAAGGATAAAACTAGAGATGTAAAATTCAACGATGGATGGAGTGACTATCTAGTTGAAAATGTGGAAACCGAAACAACAAAAGACGTTATCCTATCATAACCATGTGGTTTTAGTATGTTTTTAATATGGTTATCCATAAGGTTATTTTAAAACTATATAAATGTTAAATATTACTTTTCTCTTGCACATCTCAAAAATAAAGAGGATATTTGCATTGTATCTGAAACGTGGCAGTGGATGATCTATGATTATATTTTTCTTGATTATAAAAGATCATTCAAATTATATAACCGTATGTTAGCAACTGCCACCATTGTATTTATACAATGTCTGTTAACACGGTAACAATAGAACCGTACTGATAGAGTTTCAGCTACGGTTTTATTGTTTTATATATATATAATTATGAAAAGACTAAGTAGGAAAAGATATAATGAAATAATATCCGCTACCGATGAACGGAAAGCGATAGCCCTACTTATTTTTATAAAACAAAAGTTTAGATCATCAGTCGTTCTTAATTTTTCTTATTACAAACTATCCAAAATTACAGGTCTGCATAAAAATACAGTGAAGAAGCGGTTAGAAGCTCTTGGAAGCATGGAACTATTAGATTTTGTTGGAAAGAACAATAAACATCTTCTTTTTAAATCGGTTCGTGCTGCTAAGTCAAATGTAAGATTAGATGGATTGGATTTATCAAATATCAAGGCGATTGAAACCGGATTGCAAGCATTATTTATAACGGAAGAACAAAGACGGAAAAATTACGTCAATCATCAAGTTATTAAAGGGACTAAGCCGAAAGGACATTTATCTAAATCAAAGTACAGAGAATGGAAGAAGGCTAAAAAGTTCTGCACCATGCATGGATTGACTGAATTTAAAGACAATGGGATTTCGTTTGATACATTGGCTAAAAGAATGAAAACAAGCAAAAGTAAAGTTGCTAAAGCGATTTCTTTTGGTGAAAAAATTGGAATTTTAAGAAGGAATCATAACTTTAAGGTTGTTTGCCCTTTTGATTCTAAAATGGATGCTTTGTTATGTTTGAAACATAACTTTCAAGGTAGGCTTAAAGTTATTGACAACAACTTAGTATATATCATGTGTAACACGTACTCTGTCATTGGAAGTAAACAGGCGGCTTTAATGTATTAGAGTATCAAAAATGACCTATTATGAATGAAGAAAAATCAGAATTTGCCAATGATTTGTATAGACTAGGCAAAGTAGCAATATTGAGATTTGCTGAATTGTTAGAAAAAGAAGGTGTAAATGAAAATACTGGTAAAGTAATAGAAATAGCTTCTGTCAGTATAAGAAATTTTGAAAAAGCAGGTTTTGACTGTGCAGAATTGAGAAATGCACTTTATAGGGCAATAAGTGTATTTAGCAAATCTAAAAAGAGAAAAGAATTACCGATAGGTACTGAAATAAAACTACCATTTACTACTTTAAAAGTAGAAGAATGGGGTGATGGTGTAACCCCTTCTTGCGCAAATTGTTTCTTTTTAGACGTTTGTAAAGAGAATGGTAAATTTGTATATGAATCTTTTGGAACTTGTGATGCTTCTGAAAGAGAAGATGAAACCAATGTTATATTTAAAGAGATAATCTATGAAAACATGGAATAGAATGATAAAGGACGGATGGAATAATGCTAGGGAAGTGAAGCCGAGCAAATATAACACTGTTAATGTCTGTCTCAAAGATGGCAGATATATTAATTCTTTTTGGAATGGGAAAAAATGGGCTTACAATGTAGAGCCTATCTTATGGAGAGAAATCGAAGAAGTAATAGTGCCAATGTGTAAACGAATTTAATAATAAAAAGCTATGATAAAAGAAATTGTAGATCAATGGAATGCTAATAAGCATAAGCTGGAAAAATGGTTTAGAAAAACTAAATTGAAAGAATATGATTCATACCTAAAAATAGTAAGTGCTATATTTACGTATGTTATATCTGAATATGATGTGGAAAATATACACGTAATTGATGATGGCGATTGGTCAGGTACAAAGATATTCATCATCCCTAAAAAAGATGTATATCAGCCTGGAATAGAAGATTACCTGATGACACATATCTATTATGGTTCTTGTTCCGGTTGTGATACCTTGTTGAATATAATAGACTTTTACGAAGAAGATTATCCAAATGAAGAGCAAGTTAAACAATTAATGACTCTCTCTCTTCACTTAATACAAAGAATGAAACCATTATGCGAACAGTAATATTATTATCAGCAATGTTAATAGCTGAAAGCATTAACCAACAATGTGTAAAAGAGAATGTAGATCTTTTATCTATATGTATGCTTATTTTTATAGGCATTGATGTTATTGAATTTGTTTTTAAACATTTTAAAAGAATATAATCATGAAAGCAGAAGAATTAAGAATTGGTAATTACGTTAAAATAGACGAAGGAATTGGGAAAGTGGCATTTATAATGGACAAAAACTTTTGCAATGAATATGCTAATGATGATTACAATATAACAGTAGAAATGGGAGATGGTATTTTTAGAGAAGAGGAAGAAGATAAAGTTGAAGGAATTCCTCTGACAGAAGAAATACTCCTGAATTGCGGATTTGAATATATAAATACCTATAATAAAGTATGTGGTCTTATTTCTCCTGAAAATGGGAATTGGGACAGGTATCGTATCGTACATTTTTCAGATGGTGATTTTAGAATGGTATTAAATACTTGGAGATACGTTTCTATTAAAAACGTTCATCAACTTCAAAACTTATATTATGCAACTAATGGGAAAGAATTAAATATACAATTATGAAAACAACAGAAGAAATAATAAATTTAGTATCTAAAGTACTTGAACCACGTTCAATAGAATGGATTGATATAAACGATGATAATGTTAGATTCATATATTTTGGAGTTACTTTTAGAGTAACTAAAGAGTTATGTGTAGATGAAGTAAAAGATCGATGCCTACATCGGACTTTAGCCGCAATTTTTCTTGAATTATTGTTGAAAAAAGAAGATAAACATGAAAACTAATATTTACTACTTATTTTTAGCACTAATTGCGTTATTACTAATGTCATGTGAAGAAGCACCACGAACTGAAAAATATTCAGTTATAGAGTATGATGTGATTGAAATTGATTCATGTGAGTATATTATGGCTTCAAATCCGAAACGTGTGGCTGGAAGAAAAGTAATAAGTATAGCACATAAGGGTAATTGCAAGTATTGCAAAGAAAGGAATAGTACAGAATTTAAACAGAAGATTGATGCTAATACAGAACATAAGACTGTTACTGATACTATTCTAATTTATAAATACATTAAACAAGATAATAATGAACGTAGATAAATTGATAAACGATGCCATCAAAGGATATGATGAATATCGAAAGCGTTGTAAACTTATAGAAAAAGAAGCCCAAAAGTATATTGATTTTGATGAAGGCGTTTCATGTGAATATGTTATAGGAACAGGTCTAAGCCTGTCGATAGTAATACCTGTAAATCATACATTTCGTGAATGTGTATGTCCTATAGTAGGATTCTTTGAATATGCCAAAGGTAAGGACAAACTATCAGTAGATGACATTTAAAAACTATCACTATGAGTAAGCTAAAGCAAATGTTACTGGCAACAGCAGCGATGTGCGCAGCAGCACAAAGTTATGATCCATACTCCATGAATCGTAAAGAAAGAATGGCTTTTAATCCTGACTATAAAGTTAATTCATCAGTTAAAGAGTTGAGAGAGTTTACGATAAAAGGAGAAAAAGTTATGGCATACTCCAAGAAGGACGCTATTAAACGACTGAACCATAAGAAATAACTAAAATATCAAAATATGGAAAGTATAAATCAAGGCTATATTCCAAAAAAAGAATCAAGCGCAGTCAATCCGTATAATGGAATGTTCGGGCAGCAGGGATGGATTTGCCCGAAGTGTGGGAGAGTGTATTCACCTTTTACTCAAATGTGTTTGTATTGTAAGCCCAATAATACAACAACTGTTTCTAATCTTGGTAACAGAACTAATAATATTGTCAGTGAAAAAGAACTAAGAGAAAACCGTAAAACAGAGTAAAAATATGGAAGATTTAATAAAAGCATTGCAGATATTTCTAAAGTATGGAAATCCTGATTATCCGACTTATTGTAATCACGATGAATTATGGGTAGATATTGAGCCTGAAAAAGTTTCAGAAGAAGATTTAGAAATGTTAAAATCACTCGGATTCTTTCCTTCCGAGGACGAAAGTGGTTTTTATTCGTTTAGATTTGGTAGTTTATAACCTTTCAAATAAAGATAATTATGAAACAGACATTAGAATCGGCAGCAAGCAAAAGAATTGTTTTCAAGCTATGCTTGTACGTCAAGAAGTTTATCATTTGAGGGATTGGTATATGACAGAAATGCAATGCTAAATATGTTCCGAAAAGGTGCAGAATGGCACGCAAAGCAATCAATTGAGGTTCTTTCCTCTGTTTTAGAAAACTGGGTACATGGCGGTGATGCTGATTGTATCATTGCGGAGTTTGAAGAACTTTTAAACAAATGATACTATGAAAGAGATTTGGAAAGATATAGACGGCTTGTTTGGGTATCAAGTTAGCAATCTTGGGCGTGTTAGAAGTTTTTTTAGTAGATGGGGAAAACGAAAATATCCCAAAATAATGAAAGGTTCTATAGACTCTCATGGATATGTACAAGTAACGATTAGGATAAATGGGAAAAGCAAACTAATGTTAGTCCATAGACTTGTAGCAAAAACATTTATACCAAATCCCTTAAACTTGGAAATGGTCAATCATAAAGACGAAAACCCCTTAAACAATAATATTGATAACTTAGAATGGTGCACACGGTCTTATAATAACTCTTACGGGCACGCAACTGACAGCTATAGAAAAATGATTTGTTGTATATGTGGAGATACAGCATACATTTTCAATTCAATAAAAGAAGCTTCAACTAAAATGCATATTCCTACAACGTCCATTTTCAATTCGTTAAAAAGGTGTTCACCTATGGTTAGTAGGGGGTTAACATTTTATTATGTTAACAAAGAAAATATCCCGTCTTTCGATGAAATACTGGAAGCCAACAGAGATGTATTAGAACGGATTAAGGAGAAAGGAGATTGATTATGTATGTAGCAAGAGACAGAGACGGTGATTTATATCTTTATAAAAAGAAACCCGTGAAGTATTCGGAAAGTTGGCAATTATGTAGTGACAATCCCCATGATTTCTATAAAATAGATGCTTCTTTATTTCCCGAAGTAAGTTGGGAAGATGAAGAGCCGACAGAAGTGGAATTAGTAAAGAAAGGAGAATAACTATGGGATTTACAACACCGTGTTTTATACGCAAGAACACACCGGAGCTCCGGAAGAAGTTGGAGGAATTGGGATATGTCAAAAACTCTCCTAAATGGACGGATAATTGCAGTATAATATGGGCTTATCAATATCCAGAAAAAGGATTCGATACTCCTAATTATGTAATTGCAGATTCTTTTGATATTCCTTTTGATAAATATAGTCGCTTATGTGGAAAATTTATTGATTGCGGAACTAACGAAGAACTTTTCTTGTCAATAGCCGCATTGAGGGATGATATAAACGAAAATCAATGGTTCATAGCAGATTCACCACTTAGTGTTTCTTATAATGACGTTGTGGGTAACGACCATTATTTTATAGAGCCTAAAAGTAGCGTATTTCTTTGGGATATAAATTGGATGCATGCAACAATCATTTCAGGTTATTTCCACAAGGCTACCGTAGAAGAGCTAATAGAACACTTTAAAGAAAAGGAGGAATAAAATGGAAGATAAACTTATAACGATAAACACTTTGAATATATTATTGCAAAAAGGCTTTAACTATAATCATTTCCCAACACAATCATTAGCCCAGAAATGGCTACGTGAAACCCAAAATCTACATATTTCCATCATTAGAAACGCTTGTGGTTATGGATATGATATATGCAAAGCTGACAATGGCACTCATATAACCGATGGGATATTTGATGGTCCTAACGATGGTGGTCAGTGGGACACCTATGAAGAAGCATTGGAAGCCGGAATACAGAAAGCAATTGAACTAATATAAAATACAAAATTATGAAACCATTTGATTTAGAAAAAGCAAAAGCAGGTGCGCCTCTACGCACAAGAGAAGGATTTAGAGCTAGAATTGTATGTTTTGATGCAGATAACGATAGATTCCCTATTGTTGCTCTACTTAAAAGCGATAATGGCAAAGAATATCCCGCTTCTTTTACTAAAGAAGGACGATTTTCTGATGGGGAAGTAGACTCCTCAAAAGATTTATTAATGGTGGGAGAGAAGAAAGAAGGATGGATAAATATATATGAAGCATTCAAAGAAAGATGTATTGGAGTGGTTCACAACTCAAAAGAAGACGCCATGCGTGTGAAATTCAATGAAAAAGGTGTTACATACAAAGCTACGGTTAGAGTAGAATGGGAGGAATAGTAAAAGGTAATATAGCAAAAGGTTTTATCCTTCATTCTGACTTATCTCTTACTCCCTGTTTTATAGTAAAAGAGAATAATCAATTTTCTCATGGTAATACTCTGCATGAGGCATTTGAATCTTTGCAAGAAAAGCTTTATGATGATAGTACAGAAGAGGAAAGAATAGATAAGTTTAAAGAACATTTTTACGACTTTTCTAAAAAGTATTCTGCTAAAGACTTGTTTATATGGCATCATGTACTCACTGGGAGTTGTAAATTCGGTAGGGAAATCTTTTGTAAAGATAGAAATATTGATATTAATAAAGATGAATTTACTATATATGAATTTATAGACTTAACTAAAGATTCATATATGGGTGAAATAATAAAGAAACTATTATGAAAAAAGTAATTTTAAAAAAGATTATTCTTCAAAATTGGAGAAAACAAAACAAAGAAATATCTTTTAATGAAGATATTACTAAAGTATATGGTCAAAATAAAGCAGGTAAGTCCTCTCTTCGTCATGCATTCCTATGGCTTATTACAGGATATGATGGGGAAAATAGAATGAACTATAATTTGTTCGACAATACTAAAACATATACACCAGAAGATTCTCCTGCTGCTGTCGTTGAGGCTATCATCGAGGCAAATGGATATGAATATTCATTGAAAAAAACAGCCGAAGTGGGATGGATTAGACGTAGAGGAAGCAATTCTTATGAGAGGAAAGGAACTGATGATTATAAGTTCTTTATTGATGGAGTAGAATTAAGTGCCGGAAAGTATAAAGAAAAGATTGCAGATTTATTTTGTGATTTGGAAGTTCTTCGCTCTATTTTGGATATTAATTACTTTTTATATTTAGATTGGAAAGAACAACGTAAATATCTTGCTGTAATGGCAGGTGAAATAACAGACAACGACTTAACGGGTAATTACAAGGAATTATTAGAGCAACTAGAGAAGTATTCACTCTCTGAATTAAAAGCCCGAATTTCGTCAGATATTAAACCTCTAAAAGACTCTCTTAAATCCCTTCCTCTTACGATAAAAACTTTGGAGGAAAATCTGCCCAATGTAGAAGAGGCGGAAAGTGCTAAGAAAGCCATAGAAGATTATAAAAATCAAATTTCGGATATAGATAAAGAATTACAAGGGAGTGCTGAATCTATTAAACCTCTAATAGAAAAGAGAAATAAAGATTTGCAAGAAATATCTGATTGGGAACGGAATATTAGAACTGAAAAAGAAAAATACGATGAAGAACAGAATAAGATTTCAGCTTCTATTCTTTCTAAAATATATTCTGTAACAGAAGAGAATAAAAATATAGATAATAAAAACGAAGAAAACAGAAGAAAAAGAAGAGTTCTATCTGATAAAATAAAATCATTAAATATAGATTTAGTAATTCTAAATGAAAGAAGAAATAATCTATTAACTAAATTGGATGAATGTTTGGAAAAGGAATTTTCAGCAGATAAATGTTCTTATTGTGGACAAACTCTTCCTGATGACAAATTAGAATTATTAAAAAAGGAGTTCTATAAACAAGTAGAAATAGAAAAAGAAAATATAATAAAAGAAGGGCTGAATGTAAAAGCAAGAATTGATGATATAACTAAAATAATTGCAGAATGTGAAGAGAATATTGCTGATATTCCGACTACTCTTTTGGCGAAGAAAGATCTGTCTACTTTACAAAAAGAATATGATGAAGTTCAACAAAATGTTATCCCATTTGAGCAAACTGAAAAATATAAATCATTAGTTAGCTTATTGGAAGAAAAGAAAAAGACAATAACAACTATCCCTGAACAAGATAATTCAGGTTTACTTTCCATGAAAAAAACTTTGATGTCGAATATTGAAGAGGAAAGCAAAAAGATGGGACTTATTGATGAGCGCAAAAAACAAGAGAAAAAAATAGAAGAATTTAAGAAACAACTGAAAGATACTGCCAATGCTTTAGCAGAACAAGAAAAGTTAGATAATCAAATTAAAACATACGAAGAAGAAAGAGCTAAGATTATTTCTGATAGAGTAAATAAATTCTTCAAACGTTGCAATATTACCATGATGTCACAGGATAAATCCGGTATTTGGATTCCCGATTGTGTTATTACTGGTATTGATGGAGCAATCGCAGCAACTTCTAATGGTGCAGAAAGAATACTTATTGGTATTGATATTGCAAATGCTTTTGCAGATTTCTTCAATGTAAGTTTGCCTCTGTTTGTTGATGATATGAATCTAATAGATTCTAGCAATGAAATAAAAACTTGCCATCAATTAATCGAATTAATAGTAAATGATAGTGATAATGAATTAAGAGTTGAATAACATAGAAATATTAATCTTTAAAAGTAAAAGTTATGAATGAAAATTTAAGTCGTGTTTATTTTAATGGTAGCGAACTTAGTTACGAAGTTAACGGGGTTGAAGTTATAAATGGTGATTTTCCTGATAAATATAATTTAAAAGGAGATTATTTAATTAGCGGAGAAGATCTAGCTGCTATCACGGTTGCTCTGAATAACAATAAGGGGGTTATTTCTAAAATAGATATTAATGGTTATCGTTTTAATATCTTGATTGAAGATTCAGATAATATAATGAAAAAAATTAAAGAAGAACTAGAAGAACTAGAAGCAAAGAAAAAAATATATGAAGAATTATACATTAAATACATTCATTTCAACAATCTTCCGTGGTATGAACGTATATTTAAAAAAATATAAATAGGAAAATGAATAACAATTTAAGTGTAAATGTAACTCTATCTGAACTGAATGGGGTTATCATAACTAATGATGAGGTGGGTGGGGTGGAGGAAAAAGGTATTTTTATCCCACTAAGATTTAATACAATATATAGGAACAGAAAAGGGGAGTACATACTGACATTGAAAGCTGTTGAGAAAAAACCTAATCAGTATGGTTATGTATACGGCTTACTTCCTAAAGCTTCCAAGAAAAAAAATAAAGAGCTTGAAATGTTAGGACAAAGTACTAATACTTGGTGTGGAAATATAATAAGAAGCACTGAATATACAAAAGTTAAAAAAAACAGAGTGTCAATAGATGATGCGTTAAAAAAATAACAATATGGAAAATAAAGAAAAAGAATTAATAAAGAATTTTGAAAGTCTTTCTAAATTTATAGAAGAAAATGATATTCCTGCTTTAATCTTAATTAAAACAAATGAAGATCATTTTTCAGCAACAATTTCCAATATAGATGATATTACGGAATTATTTGCAAAACAATCACATAATGATGACGATTTAGGGCATGCTTTGTCTTATATAGCTACATTAACGATGGGTTCACAATGTTCTATGAATCATAGAAAGTTCTTTGAGTTTCAAAGGAATGTATTGGCTGCTATTAAGGAATATGATGAAACCTTTAACGGCTTATTCAATGAAGATGAAGAAGAAGAAGTAGATAATAAAATTTGCGATTGTTAGTTTTATATATTCACATTTTAAAAATATTATTATGGACAAATGGTTTTTAGGTTCTCTGAAATATGAAAAAGTAATGGAGAACGGGAAAGAAAGAAAAGTTACAGAAAAATATCTAATTGATGCCTTATCTGTGACAGAAGCAGAAGCTAGACTAATAGAAGAAATGTCTCCCTTTATCAGTGGTGATTTTTCGATAAAAGCTGTGGTAGATACAAAATACGCAGAAGTAGTTCCAAGCGATAATGAAGCTGATGATACTTGGTTCAAGTGTAAACTTGGGTATATCACCTTAGACGAAAAGACTGGGGCTGAAAAGACTACGACAACCAATATGCTTGTGCAAGCAGCAGATTTAAGACAAGCTGTAAAGAACTTAGATGAACACATGAAAGGTACAATGGCTGATTATAGAATCGAAAGTGTATCTGATAGTAAAATAATGGACGTTTATCCATATAATAGTAAATAATAATGGAAGCAATATATATTGAAGGTCAAATTACTACCATACTCCCCGAAAATAGAGGTATGGGACAGAAAGGTGAATGGGTTAGCCAAGATTTTGTGTTAAAGACAGAAGATAACTATCCTAAAAATATTTGTTTCACTATTTTTGGAGCAGACAAGATTAAAGAAGCGAACATTAGAATCGGAGATGTTGTTAGCATTGGAGTAAATCTTGAATCCAGAGAATTTAAGGGACGTTGGTATACATCTATAAAAGCATGGAGCGTAAAGAAGAAAAGTGAAGCAAGACAGCAACAAAGCGCACCAACTCCACCACCATCTCAAAATAGACAAAGTTATTCAACTCAAAAAACGAATAATGATGTTACTGATGACCTTCCTTTCTGAACATCTGATGTGTTACAGAAGTTTAAAGTTAATGGAATTGATGTAGAGATTATTGGATATAATAAATAATATCTCTATATTTGTGGAATGAAAGGGATAGGTGGATTTAGTACTCCCACTGAAAGCTATGCCAACAGGTTTCCCTTTCTTCCTTATTGTTGGCTCACAAATAATGTTGGTAATATGAATGAATTAATCAAAATCACAGAAAAAGACGGAAAACAAGTCGTTTCCGCTAAAGAATTGTATCTTGGACTTGGATTAGACAAATCACATTGGACGAGATGGAGTATGCAAAACATTGAAGAAGATAAATTCTTCAATGAAAATGAAGATTGGGTGGGGTTCGCCACAATGGCGAACGGTAATGAAACAAAAGATTATGCTATCACTCTTGACTTTGCAAAACATCTTGCAATGATGGCGAGAACAGAAAAAAGTTATGAGTATAGAAACTACTTTTTGGAATGTGAAAGAATAGCAAAAAGCACTATAGAAAAAGCTCTCCCCAAAACTTTTGCAGAAGCATTAAGACTTGCTGCTGAACAAGCTGAACAGATAGAGAAGCAACAAGCATTGATTGCAGAACAAACTCCTAAAGCTGAATTTTTCGATGCAGTTGCAGATAGTAAAGACGCTGTTCCTATGCTAGAAGTTGCTAAAGTTCTTGGAATAAAAGGAATGGGAAGAAATAATCTATTTGAATTTCTTCGACAAGAAAAAGTACTTATGAATAATAACATTCCGTATCAGCGTTATCAAGATTTAGGATATTTCAGAGTAATAGAACAGAAATATACTAAAAACTATGAAGAATGTATTAATTTCAAGACTTTAGTTTATCAAAAGGGTGTAGATTTCATTAGAAAATTAATCAATAATAAATATAAAGAAAATGGAAAATAAGAAAGAACTAGTCAAGCCTGTATTGGTTGAAGAAAAAGCATTAGCAAAGATACAAGCCTATATGGAATTAGGCATGACAATCCCCGAAGGATTTTCACCAGCAAACAGTCTTAAAAAAGCTCGATTTATGTTGAATGACATGAAAGTAGGAGGAAAGCCTGTATTAGAAGTTTGCACAGAAGAATCAGTAATGCAAGCATTATTAGATTCAGTTGCTAAAGGATTAGATTTCTCGGAATCTCAAATATATTTTATTCCAAGAAATAATCAAATGACTACATTGGAAAGTGTATACGGACGCATTGTGAGGGCAAAAAGAGCTTCCAAATATTACAAACCTATTGTTGGATATGTTCATGAAGGAGACATTTTTGATTTTGGTGTAGATATTCAAACAGGATATACTAAAATAATAGAGCACAAGACTTCCATTGAAAATTTGGATAAGCCATTTATTGCTGCATACGCTTATGTTACAGACAATGATGGGAATACAGATGTATTTGTTATGACACGAAAGGAATGGTTGAAATCTTGGACTAAATCTTCAAATGGAGCAAGCGTAGCAAAGGATTTTGAACGTGATATGATTTATAGAACAATTATCAAAAAATCCACGAAGCCATTAGTCAATTCTAATGTTAATTACATGGGTTTATCAACAGTAGATGATGACGATGATACTCCTTTAGCTGGGGATGCTGCCTCAATAATTGAGAAGTCGAAAGTAGGTGAGGTTGTAGAATATGAAGAAGTAACGGAAACTGTAGATGCGTCCACATTAGGTAACAAAGAAGAGCTTAATGGTGCAAATGCAGGTGACTCGGCAACAACAAAAGAGGAAAAGAAAGAACAAATTAAAGAACGTCCGTTTTAATCATGGATGATGAAATAGATTCTTCATGGAAAGAAATGTATCCTGATTGGATAGATGATGGAGCAGATATTTTGTAAATAAATCAACTTAGTCCCATTTTGTTTAGGTAGTAATACCTATTCGGATGGGACTTTTAATTAGATATAGATATGGCAGGAAAGAATGACAAATGGTTAATGTTTCGTAACTACATGATTAATGAGCTTGGTATTACGAAAGAAGATATTAGAGAATGGATTGAAGATGCAGTTAGAATAGAAGCTAAAAAGTTAGCAGAAGATGCTTTTGCAAGAGAGAATCCCGAACAAATGATTAGACGTATAGTTTATGATTCCGGTTATTTCAAGGATAATAGCTTCAATAGAACTGTCATTGAGATAGCAGCGAAGTGTTTAATGGAAAGATTTGATATTGTTACTAAAAAAGATAAATAATATGAAGAATTTAATTGAAAATTTCCTCGCAAAGTGTGTATGTAAAGGTATTGAATTGTATATGCGGAAGTATCGAATATACATGTCTAATGAGGAGTTGATTCCAATGGCTGATGAACAGTTCAAAGAGGAATTGGTAAATCATAATTCCCTAAATTTTTGTGAGAATTATTTCGAACGATACGATAAATATAGAAATTATGAATTATCAGAAAAAAGAGGAATACATAAAGGAGACCAATTTCTATGTATCAAAGATGTAATAATGAATGGTGAAGAAAATGAGATTGCTTATTTTCAAGGGGAAATATACTTATCAGAAAATGATGGTTGTATAACTGATGAATATGGTGATAAATCTCATTGGTGGATAAAAGAGGAAGAGATTAATAGTTATTTTAAAAAGATACAACCATGAACGTAGATGTAACAGTTAGTGTTAATATACAAGATTTATTTAATTCCATGTCTGCAAAAGAAAAGGCGGAATTTTGTGATATAGCTCTTGACTATCTTGACGACAGCAAACTTATAAAAGAATTGAAAGATAGAAATTGTGATTGGAGTTATTTTGGATTAAAAGAAGAATAATATGACGGTTCTAAGGATAGTGGGGAGCAGTAGTAAAGGAAATGCGTATATACTTGAATGTAATAACGAAATCCTTTTAATTGAAGCAGGTGTATCTTTTAAAAATAAGATACTTCCGGCTATAAATTGGAAAGGAGGTAGGGTGGTTGGCTGTTTAGTCAGCCACCGATGAAGTCATTCAGACCATTCTTTAGATATTCCTAATTTAATATTAAGAGCAATATCCGTTTATTCAAATAAGGAAACAAAGTCTATATTTCCTGACGTAGTTGAGCTTTCTATTAAAACTAAATATCGTATTGGAGGTTTTGAAGTACAATGTCTTGAAGTTCCTCATAATGCACAATGTTATTCATATATAATAGATTGTCCTGATGGAATGAGAGTCTTGTTTATAACTGATTGTTCTTGTTTTAAATATAAAGTGAAAGATGTGAATGTTTTAATGATTGAAACTAATTACAGTAATGATGTGATTGTAAATAATGCGATACATGATGAATGGTCGTCTAGTGCATCTGAAAATCACTTATCATTGGAACAGGCTATCGAAGTTATTAAAAGGCATAAATCTCACAACTTAAAGGCAGTGATAGGAATTCATTTAAGTAACCAAAATAGCGATGAAAAAAAGTTTGGTGAGAGAATATTTGAAGAGACAGGATTTAGAGCTATATTTGCAGATAGCGGTATCACTGTAGAACTAAAAAAGGAGGAATTTTAAATGGCGAATCCTAATTACTTTAAACTTAGAGACTATCTACAATCTTTAATAGATATGACGATAGAAGCGGAAAATAAAAATTCTATATACTATTATTTCCCTATTGATTCTAGGGATTTAGCAAAGAATATGGAATTAATAAAAAATGGGTATAATAAGAATATACTACCTGTTAATTTATTATGGCAAATAATGGATAAAAAGAAAAATGAAGAATGATGGGATATGGAGAATAAATGTTACATAGGGAAAACTTTTAATAGATTAACTATTCTATCTTATAAAGAACCTAGATTGTATAAAAGGAAAAATGGGGTAATAGAAAAGATTAAAAGAGTGGAATGTAAATGCTCTTGTGGGAAAATAGTATTAGTTGATTTAAAATCAGTAATATATGGGAATACGAAAAGTTGTGGATGCTCATCAAAAAAACTAATATTTAATAATGGGATAAATGATTACGATGATATTACATACAGAAATGGTAGAGATATTAAAAGCTACTCTGTTTGGCATAGTATGCTACAAAGATGCTATGATGAAAAAACACATATTAAGCATCCTACTTACAAAGGTTGTACGGTTTGTGACGAATGGCTTTACTTTTCCAACTTCAAAAAGTGGTTTGATGAAAATTATATTGAAGGTACACAACTAGATAAGGATATATTTTCAAAAAATAAAGTCTATTCTCCTGAAACTTGTTGTTTTGTACCAAGAGAAATTAATATATTAATGTCACAAATAGAACGTTTTAATAATGGAATTATAGGTGTGCATTACGATAAAATAAATGGGAAATATAAATCTGTTTTTAGGAATAAAACACTTGGAAGGTACAATTCTAAAGAAGAAGCGAGTTTTGCTTATGTGAAAGCTAAAAAAAGATATATTAAAGAGAGAGTAATGTATTTCCTTTCAATAGGAAAGATAGATAAACGTATAAGTGATAAAATAATCAAAAAATATTGTGAAAATGAATAAAATATATTGCGGTTTAGATAATGGTGTAAGTGGAAGTATTGGATTTGTTGGAGAGGATATTTATCCTTTTTTTGTAAAAACACCAACAAAACAAGAACAGGACTATACAAAATCTAAGAAAAATATCACTCGTCTTGATTATAGTGCATTCATGAATCTATTTAGTTCTTACAATAGGAATGATATTGTTGTATTAATGGAAAGACCTTTGGTAAATCCGAGCAGATTTACCGCAACAACATCTGCACTAAGATGCCATGAAGCAGAATTAATTATGATTGAAACTATGGGTCTTAAATATATGTTCATTGATAGCAAAGAGTGGCAAAAAGAATTGCTGCCTAAAGGAATTGTCGGAAGTGAAGAACAAAAGAAAGCCTCATTAGATATAGGTAATAGGCTATTTCCTATGTTTGATGATTTCAAACACCCCGATAGAGATGGATTATTAATAGCCGAATATGGAAGGAGAAAAAACTTATGATGATAGATACTGACAAATGGGTTACTATTGACACATACGCTTTTTTAAAAGGGATTAAGCGTAGATGGGTTTATGATCTTATAAAAAAAGGTAAGGTGCAAACAATCAAGTTATGGGGAAAACAATTAATATATATAGGAGATGAAAATAGATAAAACAAGATTCTTTTTATTCCCTTACATAGCTATCAAACATAATGAATATGTATATGGGAGACAATTATACACTGTTATGGGTGATCTGTCTATACGGGAAGTTGAACACTATATAGAAACTACAAAAAAATACAGTGATGTGGTAATTACAGGTATCTTTGAAATGTCAGAAGATGATTATTTAGCAAGTAATTTAATTGAATGAAACCATGAAAGATTTGATAATAATGATTGTAGCCTTTGTAATTGTTGCTGCATTTGTTGGACACATGGAAATAAATTTATCTCCATTTAGTATCAAACTACCAATGTGGCATAGAGTAGTATGTATGATTCTACTTCTTGTTACATATATACTTTGGAATTTTGGAGAAAGACAAGATGCCTATTCAAAAGGATTACAAGAAGGAATGAGAATAACTTTGGAGCAAATTAAAGAAAAAAATGGAAAATAAAAATATTTATATATTAGAAGCATCCGCTTATCATTGGGCGAAAGACGAACATATCTCTTTGTTAGAACAAAAACAATGGATCGGATATGGAGATATAGGCAAAGACAAGTTGGAAAAAACAATGAAACAAATAGCAAAGCTATGGCAAGAAGTTTATATCGACAACAGAGATGATACGCAGGTTATAATCCATTTGTATTCTACCGTTCAAAGCAATGGGTTAATATTGAAAGATGACGTTTGCGATTATAAAATAATTGGAGGTAAATAGCAATGAATACAACCTTTGAAAAATCGGCTAATACCACTGATGAATGGTATACGCCAAAAGAAATTATAGACGCATTGGGAAAGTTCGATTTAGATCCATGCGCTCCGGTTAAACCGCTTTGGCAAACAGCTACACAAATGTACAACAAGAACCATGACGGATTAACTAAAGATTGGGTAGGTCGTGTTTGGCTAAATCCACCTTACTCCCGTCCTCTAATAGAACGTTTCGTTAAACGTCTGGCAGAACACGGTAACGGCATCGCTCTACTATTCAACCGTTGCGATAGTAAGATGTTCCAAGATGTCATCTTTGAAAAAGCAACAGCTATGAAATTTCTACGTAACCGGATTCGCTTCTTTCGACCGGATGGGACTCGTGGAGATTCGCCCGGTTGCGGCAGTATCCTAATAGCTTTCGGTGAAGATAATGCCGATATATTAAGAACTTGTAATATTGCAGGGAAATATGTACGAATAAATTGAGGATTATGAAAGAGAAAGAAATAAAGCTTTTGGTAAATGAAGCTCATGTTTTACAGGAAAGATTACTAGACATTGAAGATTATATTTGGGATAATATTAAAAGTGAAGTAAAGGCTAAATCTTCTTTTGGCGAATATGCAAGTCTTTTACGAATAGTTTTTTACCCAAATTTCATTAATGTTAAAGTTTATGATTCCGGTTATGATCTATATGAAACCGAAATTATCAAATTTACCCACGAACAATTATCTGAATTAATGCCATGAGTGATGAACAGATAAATGAGCTTCTTCGGCTAACGAAAGAAAACAATGAAATGCTTACCAAGATAATATCACACATAGAAAAAATAAACGATGATGATTATTTAGCCAAGCATTTACTTCAAGAATTTATCAATAACGTTGTAGCCGACTTGTTTGCAGATATGCTCCTTCAACCAAAAGGAAGAGGACATATCAACTCGGAAGAAATAAAAGATATTATTAATCAGTTAAAGATGTAGTTTTATGACAATAAGTACAAAATATGATATTGGAGATACAGTTTGGTTTATGCATGACAATAAATGTGTATCAAATAAAGTTGAAAATATACGAATAGATGTAGATAATATGTATATTCAATACGTATTTAATGGAGGTAATATATGGTTATCTGAAACATTTTTATATTCTACAAAAGAGGAACTTCTAAAATCGTTATAATAATATGACAATAGGAAACTTTTTAGCATTCATTATAGGACTGTTTATCGGTCGTGTCTTAACTTATCTTGGAGATAAAACTTATAAGTTCTTAAATAGACCAAAGAAAAAATTAGAGAATAAAGAACCATTAATCTTTGATGGAGTCGATGACTTTGTTAAATGCGCAGAAAACTCTCTTAAAGATTACACTGTTATCAAAGGAGAAAGTTGGTCAGCAGGGAAAGGACATAGCCATATTATTATTATTGAAAATAAAGAAAATGAAAAAAGAGACGAATAAATTTGGTAGTATGAAATATTATTCGGATATTTGCCGATGTATTAGAAGTCGGAAGCTAATGCGGACATATTAAAAGACTTTTTAAAGTGACAAAAATATATGCTTAACCGTATCGTACTTCCGACAATGACGATACGGTTTTTTTATGCCGTATTGGAATATTTCTAATACGGCTTATTTTTGTATCGGCTAGAAACCTCGATTAATAAGTCTTTCGCCAAGAGTAAAGCGCACGTTTAGGCAGCAGGGGATTTGGAACAGTAGCGTGCATGTGGTATAGACACATAAGTTCTAAAAGTAGATTCATCTATATTAGTAATCTGCCACGATTGAAGGGAATGATGGCGACAGGAATGTTGTTAGAATTTGGATAACTTCAAGTGTAAATTTGATTTTGGGGAAATTTATTTCTTTCTCTAAAGGGGATTTACACTCTTTCTGCTAAATTCAAGCTCTTGGAATAGATGTTATTAAACATATATAAATTGTATTATGACAACAGAAAATATTAAATCATTAATAGATAAATATGAAGATAGAAAATTTTTCGAGAAAGACCCTGTTTCTTTTCTTTGGAAGTATAAAGACAAGCGAGACATTGAAGTCGCAGCAGTAATTTGTTCTACTCTAGCTTTCGGCAACCGTCAACAAATCTATAAGGCTTGCGAAAAGACATTGGCTATTATGGGAGATTCACCATTTCAATATATCATGAATGGTATATGGGAGAGTGGCGATAATTGTTGGTATCGTATGCTAAAATGGGATGATTTTTATACGATATGTAAACGCCTATTTGGTTTTTATACAATAAATGTGGATTTAGAAACTGCTATTTATAATAAATCAATAAATGAGAATATAAGTTATCTTGAAAGCATCGTTTCTTTCTTTGATGGTATAAATGGATTTCCTAAAAATACATCTTCATGCTGCAAAAGGCTCAACCTTATGCTTCGTTGGCTAGTCCGGCAGAATAGTCCAATAGATGTAGGAATATGGAAGTCATTGGACCAATCAAAACTTCTTCTTCCGCTTGATGTTCATTCCCTTAATACTCTAAGAGAAATTGGAGCAATCACAAGAAAGAGCAATGATATGAAAACAGTTGTAGAAGTGACAGAATGGGCTAAAACAATATGTCCTAACGACCCTGCAATCCTTGATTTCTATCTATTTGGCAAATCGTATGAAGAAGCACATCCGAAAGAATTTGAAGAGCCAGAGGAAGTTCCAATGAAGCCTAACCAAATATTGCTAGTAAGTGTTTATCAGGTAATGGCTCTCAATGAAATGTGCAACTGTTGCGTTTTGGATATTGAACCATCAATTAAAAATAAAGATAAAGAAACCAAGAAACTATTTTATGCCGCAAAGAAAAGGGTAAATTGGTATCAAAAGGAAGTTAATAACCTGACTATTTCTAGTGGAACAGTTTATGCAGACTTCAACGATAATTTGGACGTTTACATACAGCCTCTTTTATTCAAATATCGTCAAGCTTTAGAGGATTATCTATCTACAATAAAAGGTGTCGAAAATCCCTATTTTGCATCATTGGTAGAACTAGCACGCTCAATGACGAAACTTTCTATTATCGAAATATCGAATAGAATAAAAGAATGTATTAAATTTGCAGAGGATTCCGCTGCTTTAAGACATTACAAACAGCAAGAGTTGTTGGATATAATAAATAATCTTGTAAAGTGGGTGTTTAGAAAAGCGGAAGATATAAACTACAATGATAGCTATGAATGTGTAGAAGCATATAAGAATCTAGTAGACGCATATCAAAACCCAAACATTATTGGTGAATGTATAATAAAGGCTCAACAATTAAACGATAAAGAAGATGAAAGTAAAATTTAAGAAAACGCATCCAAATGCAAAGATTCCAGTAAAACATTACGATGACGATTTTTGTTATGACCTATATGCTACTTCATGCGAAGAGATAGCACCAAATGTGTATAAGTACGGACTGGGATTAGCTTTCCAAATAGATGAAGACTATATTAAGACTATGCGGAAAGGCGGATATGTATTATCCATTGATATAAGACCAAGAAGCAGTATTTGGAAGACAGGGATGATTATGACTAACTCTGTCGGTACAGTGGATGAAGGTTATACTAATGAGATATGCGCTATTTTCTATCACGTATTAACAAATTTACAACGATATTCAGTAGGGGATAGAGTAGCCCAGTTGAAGATTGGGTTAACTCCTAAAATAGACTTTGTAGAAGTTGAAAAGCTAAATGAAAAAGAAAGAGGTTTAAACGGAATAGGTAGTACAGGGAGGAAATAGATATGGGATTTATTCAAAAAGCTTTTTTAAGAGCAAACAACAAGAAAATATTAGATAAACTAAAGGAACTTGGTTATCATATTTGTCCTTGCTGTTATTTTGATAGAGCTGTATGGATTCATATATGTATTCCTACCCAATCTATTCATGGCATTGGTTATCCTGATGAGTGTTATAATCTTTCATTAGAGGACGAATTGAAACGTTTTTTATCAGAAAGGGAAGAAAATGATATTGATTGCGGTGAAAATGAAAACTTATTCTATTTTATTGCTGCACTCCGAGATGATACCGATGACAGACAAGTCTTTACTAACAATAAAGGAGATTGGGGTATATATCATGATAACGAATTAGAAGGAGGATTATCAGGAATCGAATTTTTGTATCTACCCAAAGATAATGATACAGATAATTATCATAAGGCTAGTGTTGAAGAATTAAAATTGTTGTTTAAGAAATGAGTAATACAGGACATAAATGGATCTACCGCAAAATAATACCTCGTCTTAAAAACCCGATAAGGTATAAGGTTCGTGTATATTACGGTGCTAAAAGTATTGATGTCGGCATGTTTAGAACATTAGAAGATGCTCTAAAAAGACGCAATCAATATATCAAAGATAATAATATAAGCGAACTTGCATTGAAGAAATATAACACACGTAATGAAAATAAAGATTAAACATGGGGAAGTATTTTAGCATTGAAGAATTATGTCGGTCAAATACAGCGGATGCAAAAGGGATAAAAAATATTCCTAATGATGAGCAAAAACGAAACTTAGAGGCGTTGATTAATAAAGTCTTAGACCCTTTAAGAGAAGCGTATGGTAAACCTATTATTGTTAGTAGTGGTTTCAGAAATGTAGAATTAAATAAAGAAGTAGGTGGAGTTCCTACAAGCCAACATCAAAAGGGAGAAGCAGCAGATTTAGACGTTGGTTCAGTAGAAGAAAATAAAAAATTATTTGAATTAATTCAAAAGTTAAATTTACCATTTGACCAATTAATTGATGAAAAAAAAATGTCATGGATTCATGTATCTTATTCATCATCAAGACAAAGAAAACAAGTATTGAAACTTTAGAGAATAGGGGCTATTTAGCCCCTTGTTTCTTTAACATATGCAACTCCGCTAATTCATTAGTAAGGTGCATCCTCAAACACTCAAAATCATAATGAGGCAAATCTCTTAATAAGTCATTGATGGCTTGATTAATCAAATATTCTTTTCTAAGAATAGCCAACTTTATCGCATCGTATTTAACCTTCTTGATCTTCATAGGCAAGTGTTATTTTTCGTTTTGGAGAATACTATTTATCTTTTCCTCTGTGAAACCAAATTGTTTTGCAAAATTCATAAATGATTTCTTCTGTTTTTCAGGAATAAGTGCAAACATTGAATTGATAGGTTTGTCACTCTCTAATGCTTTCTTAAAATCTTTGTTTTTCATATTATCGTTTCTTTATTCTACAACAATCACATAAATATTTCTTTGCTGAATCCCATGTCTTATCTATAATATAATCGCCTAAATATTGAATTTCCTCACCATGAGGACTTATATCATAAGTAAGACAGATATGGTCTGCTAAGTGTCCTGATTCATGAGACCAAGTTTTTTCAAACTCTTTTGCACTGCTCGTTCTACCTATAACAATTACACTTTTATGCGCTAAGTGATTAGAAAATGTAAGTCCGTTATTATATCCACATGTAGTTAGATTTTTATAAGCTCTTTTAAGAGACTCTTCTCCACATTCGATATATTCTAATTCCTCTATTACATCTTCAAAATATTTGCAAGTATAATCATAAAAGATAGTGACAGTCCAATCGTATTTAGATAAATATATTGTTTTTATTTCCATAACATTAAAAAAGGCACATTTTAAGTGCCTAAAATTAAAGCATTTCTCTCCAATTTAATGCTGTACCATTACCCATACATAAAGCGAAAAAATATCTGAAAGGCTTTTCTGTACCAACTCCTGCATCTTTGTCATCTATATAATCTTTAATTGCTAATGCCAAATGCTGCTCATCGGAAATAGAACTACCCCAGTTATCACTTTTAAGCATGTTGCATACATACCAACTATTAGAGCCATTGTCTAATTCTAATGTGACACCATATCTGGTTAATAGCTCTTTTACTTTTTCTTTTGGCACAGGAATGTATGGATTATCATCTTTATCTTTCATTTTAGAAATAGCAAATTCTGCCATTTTCTCACTAAAATTAAACCCATAATTTTGTAGATAAATCCGCATATCTTCTGGGATATTATCATATAAATCAAAGCTTGCTCCTTTTTTCATATCTTTTAGTATTAAAGGGGGACTATTATATCCCCCTTAGTTTGTATTAGCGACGACGACGACCACGACCAGAGCCTCTTACACCTCTGCGCTCTCCCATCATTTCTTCATCATCGTATTCATCGTATCTATTCCCGTAAGAACCACCACGACTACCACCACCATAAGAACCGCCTTGTCCGCTACGTTCTCCCATTGATTCCATTTCGTCCCAAAGGGTTTCGAAATCTTCTTTTAGGCATTCAAGACTCTCTTTGAAGTCCTTAAAGGCTTTTCCTAATCCGCCTTTTCTTTCGCCTTCCATTATTTCAATCATTCCCATAATATTATTATTTAGAATTTGTTGTTTTGGGTTTATTAGACGTATTCATTTCTATCAAAAGAGATTTTATATCTCCCAATCCATCTTTTACGGATTTAACCTCTTGTTCTAATGAATTAATCCTATCTTCTTGTTGCTTTTCTTTAGCAAATTGAGGATTTAGTTCTTTTAAAATACTATCACAAGATTCTATAACAGATTTATGATATGGAACGCTTTCTACAATTTGTTTACTGGTCTGCATCATTGCTTCAACTTCCGAAATAATAGCTTCCTTCTTTTCGGAAACAATCACATTTGGATAAGCAAACATCTCTCCGTTTGCTGGTAATTTCTGAAAGTCTAAGACTTCTTCACCACATCTGACCTTAATATCTATAAGCATCTCTGGTTGAGGACTATAAGGTACAGATGGATTATAAGTAGGATATTTAGGAACAGGTGAACTTACAGACTCAATCTGTCCTATCTTAACTGCCGGTCTTTCTCCTTTGGAAAGAACATATATAAAACCACCTTGTCTACTTGATGAAAACATATAATAAACTTTTTAATTTGTTTTACATAGACGGGATTTTACTCCCGTCTATAAATTTACTTACTTGCTACCGATGAAGGAGCAGGGGCTGTTCCACCCGTTTGGAAATTAACAAAACGTATAATTCCTTCTCGTTTGTTGATAAAAGCAAAGACCTCTTTAGAGCTTGTTATATCAGAACCAATGACATTGGAACTATTATGGTCTATAACATTTACCTTACTTTCACCATTATTAGAAGAAGAACTTCCTACATTTGTGCTGTTATTGGAAGTTGGAATAGCAATCGTTACAGGCAGTGCTTCACCACCTGTTGGAACTGCTTGATTAACTTGCACAGTCACATAACATTCACAAGGAAGCTGATTATACAGACATTTGTCAATCCCATAGTCTACACTCGCCTCTGATAAGGCTACGTTTGTTGTCGGCAACTCAAATATACAGAGTTGTTTTAAACAAGAACGTTGTCTTGTCGGAATAGCTGGACCGGGACCACCTGTCCACCAGTAAGGACCAAAAGGATTTAAAGGATTACCATACATAGATACCTCCTTTCTTAGCAACCACAGTTACTATAAGGTGTCGCATTCACATTTACAGGCACGCTATAATTAACTGGAATCATACTACCCATCGCCGGAATGTAAGGAATTGTTACTGTTTCCGGTTGACGGCATTCAATTTTAGCCAATCGAGCACTTAAATCACTAAGAGCAGCATTTACAGGCGCAATAGTTTGAGCTTGGAAAGCTTGAATATTTCTTGTCTGTGCATCGTTAGAAATTTGAGCAAGCAAAGTACTCTTATCTTCACGAAGCTTATCAATTTTATCAAGCAAGTTCTGATTCTGCATAGCATCCAATTTAGACAAGATAGCTTGCGTATTAGCAGTTGCTCCATCACGTAAAGCCAAAGTGTTCTGATTTGCAGTGTTAACCAATGTATTGGTCTGATTGCAAATAGACAACTGATTTTCATAACCTTGCGTAGTAATAGCATTCTGTGTCTTGCAGCAACAATCTGCAATAGCCTGTGCAATCTGACAATTTCCAGATTGAATGCTATTGATAATCTGTTGGCTTGACATACCCACTTGATTACCAACACCTTGAATTTGTGTCATAACGCCATTAATAGACTGTTGAATTTGTCCAACTGAACAATTCAAATTGGTAGCTAAAGTGTTAATAGCCTGACCATTTCCTTGAATAGCACTCATTAGTAATTCCCTTCCTGCATCATTGTTAATCAAATTTGGAATACCAGCGACACCATATCCGCCACCATTTCCACCATCGTTACAACCATTATTACCCCAACCATTACGACCGAAAAGAGGGAAAAGGAAGAATAAGAAGATAATCCATAAGAACCATGATCCATCTCCACCAAACCCGTTTCCATTTCCTTTGCTATTCAAAGCCATTAACAAGTTAGGATCAATACCTTTCTGCTGCAAAAGTGGAGCAAGCATAGCCATCATTCCACTTCCGCTTCCACTCCCTGCATCAGGTGTGTAAACCACTGTTCGATTTTCTGACATAAATATTACTTTTTAATAGTTATAGTTTCAATATTGAAACCGTACAAAGAAAGTAATATATCTATAGAGAATTATTACAATTCATGTCAAGTTCGTGGGTTGTTCATAGATTCATATTCTTCTTTGTGCATCCATTTAAATCCACCTGCTGTTTTTCTCTTTTTATTGCAGCAAGAGCTTATTTTTGAAGATAATTCTCGTTTCCCATTTGTATCAATTGCAGCATCGGTCATGCTTGCGTATTCTTTTATAAAATCTCCGTTTTTATTCAATTTTATAACGGGATTTCTTAACCCATTTTTAGGCTTCCCCTTTTGAGAATTAGAAAGATTTATTTTAGTAATTTCATTGTTCCCATTTTCTTTATATGTAGCCCAACGGAGATTTTCAATTCTATTATCATGACGAATAGTATTAATATGGTCTATACAAGGCTTGTTTTCTGGATTAGGTATAAATGCTTCGGCTACTAAACGATGGACTTTCTTTAGTTTGCGAATCTTATTTTTACATAACCATACTGTACGATAACCATTACTCCAACCTATATATAGATTTTTGGCGGGTATTTTCATTACTGAACCCTTAACATAAGGTGTATAATGTTCTAACATACGAACATTACCTAAATTACTTACTTGATATAGTCCTTCATATCCAACTACATCTTTCCATTCTTCATTTTCCATGTTTACCAATTTTGATTTATCCCAAATAGTAGTAGAAGAAGGAGAAAGAAGATTTGGGAACTTCCTTATCATTGGGTAGCTACTCCCAACTATCTCCGTTGCAAATATAATTATATTATTTATCATCGCCTAGTTTTTCTTTAATTTCTTTTAATTTACATCGAAACGAATATTTCTTATTTTTAACACTAATTGTATTTCGTATCTTATTTGCTAAAGATTTACTAACACCTGTCATATTTGAAATTTCTTTATCTGTAAATTTATCACATAATAAATGGATTAATAAATATCGTGCATCAACGACTTCTTCATTGTTAGAAGAAAATATTTCACTGGGTGATATGCCAGTTGTTTCACATACTTGTTTTTTAATATTAGAATATATACAAAAATCCATATATAGTATTTAAATTTTACATAATAAATCTATAAACTATCTACAAGATATACTATACAATATTTTAGTGCTTGTATTATGTTATTTATCAACGTATTATCAAATATTCCCGAATATATTTGGAAGGTAGTGTACTAATTAGTACATTTGTGTCCATAATAGTACACTATGACTTTAGAACTTGATGTAGCAAAGAAAATAGATGAGATTGAGAAAATAGTCTGCACTCATTTTGGAGTGACAGAACAAGAACTTGTAAATAAAGAAAGGATGGAAAATGTCGTATCGGCTAGAGCTTTCCTTTTTTATATATTACATTATAAGTTGGAAATGTCTCCACTAACAATTAGTAAGGTATATCCAAGACAACCTCGATCTATAAAAAAAATGTGTGCTAAAATAAAGAATGGATTGAAATTTCACAAGGTATATACTTCTATTTATGAAGATTTACTGAAAAAAATAGAACCTATTTTGCCAAAAGATTTGGATAAGTTTTGGAATAGAGAAAATTTATAGTATATTTGCAGCGTCAACCACCACTGACAACTAAATGGCTCTATAGTTTAAAACTATATATAATCGGGATTTAGATGCGTGGTGGCTCTATTTCCCGATTTCTTTTAGGATATGACAGATATTATGAAAGTAGGCGATACTATAAACGCAAAAGGGACAATGAGTTCGTTGGAAATTGCTGAACTAACAGGAAAACAACATTCTCATGTAATGCGTGATATACGCAATATTTTAGAGCAAGGAGTTTCCGAATCCAATTTTGGATTGGGTTCATATTCAGATGCTAACGGTCAAAACAGACCATGCTATTTTCTTACTAAGAAAGGCTGTCTTATATTAGCATCAGGATATGACGCATTGCTTAGAGAAAGAATTATTAATCGTTGGGAAGAACTTGAATTAGGAGAGAGGCAAGAGATGCCTAAATTACCCCAAACCTTTGCTGAAGCTCTAAGATTAGCTGCTGAACAAGCTGAACAATTGGAAAAGCAACAAGCTCGAATTGAAGAAATGAAACCGAAAGAAGAGTTCTTTGACCAAGTTACTGATAGTAAAGATGCTTGTGACATGGCAACTGTTGCCAAAGTATTAAATATGGGTATTGGTAGAAATAATCTATTTGAGATTCTTAGAAACAACAAGATATTACAAGGGAATAATCAACCAATGCAACGTTATATTGATTTAGGATGGTTTAGAGTAATAGAAACTCAATTTACTAAGAAAAGTGGAGATATTTGTATTAACTTCAAAACAATAGTATATCAAAAGGGTGTAGAAGGTATAAGGAAACTACTCGCATCATTAGGATATAAATAAAGAGAGACGGTTAAATCCGTCTCTCAATCCTGAAAACAATATTAAGTTAATACCTTTATTGATGCGCCTCCGTTAGGGTGGTCGCCACTATAAGTAATTACACTAGCTAATCTTTCATCTATACTTCTCAACAATTTAGTCTGATTGTTCAACTCGCTATACATTGGGTTCAATAATGGGTCTATACTTGTAAATGCCATATAGAAATTATTAAGAACCATATTACTATCCGATACGAAGAATCGCATAGAATTCAGATATGCTTCAATTACATTAGCTGTTGACTCTGTGACACCTTGCACACTCTTACTTAAGGTAGAAGCATTATCAGAACCTCCTTCATCTCCAATTGGTACTTTAAAACTTTCTGCCAGTTTCTTCCAATATTCATTCAAGGCGGGCATAGTCTTATCAATATCATCTTGAAGTTCTTTTAATTCTTCATCTGACAAATAAGAATCGTCACCAATCATATTATCCAATTTACTCATGATAGATTCTAAGAATTTTTCTATTCCTCTTAGAGCCAACTGTTTCATAATTACATTATTGATATATTCATCCCATTTATCTTCTAATGCTGTTAATCCATCGCCTGTTTCTTTATAGGCTTCTAGCCAAGCAGATGCAAATTCTTCTGCGGCAGATTTCATGTCTGCTCCGCTACCAAAACCTCCTAATTCATTAAGTTTCTGACTCCTAAGTTGATCTGCCTGTTCTTGCAAATCAATTATAGCTTCTTTCCATTCATCTATTCTATCCCAATCTGTATCTTTCTTATCTTCTTCGGCAGCTATCATATTTTGATAACTCTTTATTTGGTCTTGAATATTACGTTGAGCATTTTCAGTACTCATATTCAGAGTATCAATAGTATATGCATTTTCTATTGCATTACCTAATCTTTGATAAGCCTTTTGAAGCTTTTCTACTTGCTTTATTTCCTTTTGAATGGTTTGCTCTCTTCTAGCATCATGTTGCTTATTTAATGTTGTGAAAATAGATGTTATAGAGCCAACCGCATCGGCTACTGCTCCAGCAATATTACCACTCTTGAAATTATTCCAAGAGGACATAACTTTTTCGTTTACATTACCCAATAATTCTCCTGCTTGTGCAGCTTCTCTCCATCCTCCTTTGGACGTATCAACGCCTTGTGATTCTTGAAGTTCTTTAAATTGATTCATTATGTCAATGGTAGCGTTGATAGATTGATAGATTCCTGTAACTATCTTGTCAATCATTGACATGGCTGCACTCATTCCACCCTGTATCTGTCCCATTTTACCGGATATGTTAGACAGTTTACCTTGTGAAATGTTCAATTTATCATTAGAATTATTTAAAGCACTATTAGCATCTTGCAAACTCTCTGTAGCTGCTATAAGGTCATCTTTTGCGGACGCATCTATTCCAACTCTACCTCTAGCTTGTTCGGCTTCTGTTTTTGCGCTTTCAAGTCTATCTTTAGCAATTTTCTGCTCTCTCAACAGTTGATTATATCTTTCTGTTTCTGCATTAAATTCCGCTTGTAGTCTTTTTAGTTCTCTAAATTCTGCAAAAGCATTTTTACTAAACGGAGATTTAATCTGCTTTAATCTGTCTTGTATCTTATCTATCAAATCTGTATATACTTTCAAATCTGATGCATTTAGATTTCCGGCAGAAGAGTTTATAAGCTCCTGCATTCTAGCTATCATTACTTCTAATTGAGAAGCAGAATAAGCGGATAAGTCCCCCATAGCTTGAATATATTCAGGAGTTTCTTTGAACTTATCTGTATTAATCTTGCTAACTTCCTTATTTACTTTCTCTGTGACATTTTTAACGACTGTCGCATATTGTTCGGCATTCAAGCTTCCTTTATTAAAGAAATCAGTGGCAAAGCTGATTTCCAGTGCTCCTGAATTTTGTACTTGTTTAACCTTGTCTACAGATTGTTCTAAATAATTATACAATAAATCAGAACGTCTTTTAAGTTCGTTCTTTTGATTATCAGTTATTTTTTTCTGTATCTTGAAATAAGAATCAAGTTCTTTTTCTCCTAATTTTGTAACATCGGGATATTTTTCCTCTAACGCTCTAGCTATATCGTCCAACGTAGTTACATCAATGCCAAACAGATTTTGAATCAGATCTTTAGGAACACCTTTAGCCTCCAATTCGATATACAGTTGATAACTATTAAACATTGAGTCCATTTGACGTTCAAATTCACTGATATTATCAAGAGTCGCTGAAACTGTAATTTCTGAACGTAATTCACCAATGGTATTTTGCCAACTTCTCTTTAATGCTTCCGCTGATTTACCACTAATAGTATTAGAAATGGACTCCATCTCATTAGCTATCGAAGCCTTATCAAATTTTAGTTTTAATGGCTTATTGAATAATTTTTGATAAGCTGTTCCAAAAGATGAAGTTATAGTGCTTGTAGCATCTTCTTCTCCCATTGTCTGTCTTAGCTTCTCATATTGAGATTGCATTTTTTTCAATAAGTCTAATTGAGCCTTTATCTTACGTTCATAGGCTGTCTCTCCGGCTTTTTCGCCTTTCTTATCCGTATATCCAAAAAGTTTAGCTAGAGCTTGTTGAGCCTCCCCAGCTGATTTTGCTAACTGAATTGCGACTTTTTGATTCTTGTCTATATGAGGTGCAAGATTCTCAACTGAATTGGCATTTTCCTGCGCTGCTTCAATTAAGGCTTTACCAGCTGCAAAAATTTTATCTCTATATTCTTCTACATCTGTTTCTGCTGTAACAATTGGTAATTTTAAAGCGTTTTTCCCTTTTATTTCAGGCTTATTATTATATTCATTTACATATTCAGATAGTTTTTTTTGCAGGTCGGTCATTTCTTTCTCGACTTCCTTTTCGTCATAAGAAATGCTAATACCTAAATCTTGTTTTATTCTATTTTTTAAAAAAAAGCGTGCAAAATTGCTTTCCGCCCCGGCAGAAGATTTTATAAATGTTGCCATTCTCTTTCCTAAATCTTCTTGTTGCTCTTTTGATAAAGCTTTAAATTCAGCTAATGTAATATTTGCTTCTTTAAGAGCGTTATCTCTTAAAGAAACATAACTTTTGTTCATCTCCTGCCTTTGAACTACTCTATTTTTATTAGCATCTTCTAAATCTTCAAGTGATTTTTCAGCTGTAATCCTTAGATTATTGAGCATACGATTTGATGTTTGAGTATGCGTCGCCAATGATCTAGCGTATGCTAAAAGAGCCTGTGTTTTTTCTTCAATAGTCGTATTACTATTTATTATTGAATTAACCTGTGTTTTAATAGAATCTGGTATTTCTTTTTCCGTTTTAAATAGGAATTGGATTTCTTTTACTAAAGAATCATAATCTCCTGTTAGATTTTTGATAGCTTTTTTTTGTCTATCTAAAGATTGTGTATAAGATTCTGCTTGTTCTCTAAAACTATCTCCAAATAAAGGAGTTCCTGCTTGCATTAAGCGATTTAAGATCTGCGTTCTTTCAAGTTCATCATTGTATTTTTTTTGTTCAGACGCTAATGATTTTATACCTTCTTTATTTTGCATTACCTTTGCGTATACTTCGGGATATTGCGTTTTTAGTATATTTAAAAGTTTCTGCGTTTTTTCTCTTTCTTCATTAGCTTTTTGTTCGGCTTCTTTATATTCTTGCGTTCCCTTCTTTACGTTTGATAAAGAAGATTCTGCATCTTCTTGTGCCTTAACTTGCTTCTCTATTTTATTTGTTAAAGATTCAAGATTGTTTTTTTGAGTATCTATTTGATTATTTAAAACATCGTATGTAGCACGAGTTTCGTCAAGTCTTTCTGTTAAATCTTTTAGATAGAAAATAGTTCCTGCAATAGCTGTAGCTAAAATAATCCACGGGTTTGCCTTTACAAAATTAAATGATTTTATTAGAGCATTTGTAGTATACCCAATAGCTTTAGCTAATCCACCTTGTGCTATCATTGCTTCGGTTGCCGATACGCCAATCTTTCTATTCGCTGCTGCTGCTATTGCAGCTTTTATAGAATATGTAACAAAAACTGCGCCTGCGGTATTTAATGCTATTGCAAAATCTCTCCATTGTGCAACTATAGTATTTAATATATTGATAAATCCTTTCAAAACTCCATCATTAGCCTTTCCTATCTCATTAAACATAACATCAAAGTTATCTTTAAGATTGGAAATCATACCTGCCAATGTCTCGGCTTGGATTTCTTGCATGTTATAAAATATACCTCCTGCTGACGTAATCCGTTTAAAAACTTCTTCTACATCACCAAAGGCAACCATACGTTTAGTTATTCTAGCTTGGACTTCGCCAACAGATACCATACGACCCTCTAGTTCTGTATACATAGTGGCAAGCTCTTGAAGCAATCCGACACCAGCTTCTGTAAATTGTCTTACTTCTGACGCACGTAAATAATTAGCAGCTTTTACTTGCCCGTATGCAAGAATAAGACGCCCCATGTCTACACCTAATCCTGCTGATACGTCAGCAAGCATTTTGGTCGTATCATATAGTTTATCAGCTTCAATTTTATATGCTGCTAATTGTTTTGTATAAGTTACCAATTCTTTTACTTGGAATGGTGATTTAACAGCTAATGCCACTGTTTTTTCCCATAAAGCGTTTGCCTCATCTTTGTTTTGCAAAATTGCTTGCAATGCTCTTTGCTGTAGTTCAAATTCTCCTCGTACAGAAACTAGCTTTTCCACATATCCCTGTATAGCTGAAACGCTAAATAATAATGCTATTTTCCTAGTTAATTGATCGGTAGTATTGAGTACACTACTTTGAGATCTTTTAACTCGTTCCATACTTTTTGCAACATTATCATTTGCTTGTTGAAGCCGTTGTGTTTCCGATGCTATTTTAGATAATTGGGAAGAGTAATCTCGTCCAGTAGAGTTTAAGGCTCTTTGTGCATTAGCTAATGCTTCAATCTTTCTTGCCCGTTGAACAATAGTGACCTCGCTTTTATTTAATGCTCTTGCGTATTGTTCTTCGGCTCTTGCTGCTTCTTGATTAGCCTTATTTGCTCTTGCGCTATTTTTCTTTTCTTCGGCTTTCGCAGCTTTATCTAATGCTATTGCAACCTTTTGAGCAGCTTTACCAAGTTCATCTTCCGCCTTCGCTTGTTTTTGCAGTAAGGATTGACCACTTCTATATAAAGCATTCAATCTTTCTAATTCTTCACGTTTTCTTTGTTCAGGCAAAGATTTTGAGTCGGATTCTAAACTTTTTAGTTTAGCTAAATTGTCAGCTACCTTCTTTTGCTCTAACTGGTAATTTACAATCGCTTGTTGTTTTTGTTGATATAATGCTATTGTTTGTTTGATTGATTCGGCTTCGGCTAGATTTGCAGCATAATTAGACTGATCTTCTTTTGATAATACACCACCCTTACCACTTTGTATTTGAGATAAAGTATTTTCATATTCTTTGACTGAACGATTTATTGCATCTAATCGCTGTTGTTGTATCTTTAAGTTCTCATTAATACCTTGCCATGCCAAAACAGAATTATTGGCAGACGATGATTGAGAAGATATATATTTTAATTGATTCAGCTTATTCGCAACTTCGGCTATTCCAGCAGCAGCCTTTTCCGAATCACTCGTGTATTTTTTTAACCCTGACCCTAAATCTAATTTACCTATATTTTTTAATGCATCAAGCCGTTTTATCAATGGGTCAACAGATAAAGCCATGCTCGAAAATGCTTGATTGAACCTGTTTGCTGTTTTTTCGCTACTTTCAGCTATAGCATTTATTTTAGTATCTGCTAATTCTAGTTTCTTTAATACCTCATCAGGTATTGTTAATACATATCCTGTTGCTCCCATTGTTATTATTTATTTTTGATTAAAAATTGGTATGCCAAAATCATTTTTAAATAAGTCGTCGGTTGAATTTATTTTTGGTGCTTTGTCTTTTTTAGCTTGTTCTTCTGACAAATATTCAATATGAGTTGTATCGTATTGTGCTAGCAATATTTGAGGAACTGTCATGTGCCACATGTATTGTTCCATAGTCACAGATGGATAAGCTTTTATAAAATCAAACATTTCCCCGTAGCTTGTTCTTGCGATGACTGTTTTCGTTCTTCCATCTTCGTCTTTCTTTCCAGTGTCATTTGGCGGAACGTCTGTGTCAATTCTGTAATCGCAAAAAAAAACTCAACTGACAATAAGTTAAGAACTTCAAATAGAATAGTAGCCCAGTCTTTCATATCCTCGCATTCCCAAAATAAAGCATCATATACTTTGTCATATTCAGGGTCGCCACTTTTAATATGGTTTTTATTATTCAACAAAGCAAGTGTAAGAATACGACAGACAGATGGCATATTGATAGAAAGACCTTGTAATACATCACTAAAGGTCGCCTTTTCTACTTTATTTATTTGTGCGGCTTCTTTAGCTATCAGCCACATTATACCGGGTTTCAATGCTGTAATTTCCCATTCTGTATCTTTTAATTTTAAAAGGCTAGGGCTGTCAGTCATAATCTGTACAAGACGTTCCATAGCTTCATCAGAAACAGGATCTTTTATCGTTTTATATGTTGGTTTACTATTTGTCATATCTTTTTAAAAAATAAGGGAAGGAGTAACCTCCCTCCCTTTTATTAAAGAATTGTATTTTTCTTTTTAGATGTAACTCCATTAGAAGCTACCCTTGTTTCTCCGATTGAACTTTCTAGGGAATTAGCCGGAGACACTGATTCCCTTACGCTCTCCCCGTGCCATCTAATGACATATCTGTAGGCGGAACGGTATAATTATAAATCATAGCCAAAGGAGTCAATGTTGCAGTATCTGCCCCATATTTGAACTGAACAGCCTGCGCTGATCCGCCAAGAGCAATACGACCGATAGAAGTACTCATTGAATCAAGAGTAATTGTCGGACTCAATTGCAATTTCGGCAATACAACAGCGGTATATTTACTGCCATTTTGAAATACCATGTCGATACGAGCAAATTTCTCTACATAGCCATCAGGCGCATAGGCGTTCTTACCTGTACCAATGGTAAATCCTAGCAAATCTTTTAAGAGTTCAGCCTGCAAATCTCCAATTTCAGTAGTAAACGTATAGTTACCTGCTTGAATGTTGTTAATGATTGGAGTTGAAGATAATTCATTTTCAATAGGATTTTCAGTATTATCCTCTTGTGTGATAGTAGTTGAATCACGAATAATATCCATACATTGCCAAGTTTTTGTACCAGGTACGCCATCTACATACGGTGTTACATATAAAAACTTGGGATTGTAGATAATGGAGTTAGCGTTATTTTTTCTAGTCTCTGTAACTGTTAATGCCATAATTTTTTATTTTTAAACGATTAATAATTGAATTTCTACTATATTACAATGCATCTTAGCATCACTGTCAAAATCAGCAAATGTGCCTTTCTTACTAACTGCATAAGACGCATTTTTATTGTTTTCTAAAGCTTCATTTAGAGCTTTTTCGAGTTTAGACATTACAGCAACATTCTTACGTCCATTGCTGAATGGCTTTGCATATAACCAAACTAATACAGTTCCTACACCATAGGCATTCAAATCTTGGATAGAATTAGCACAGTCAATCACAACAAGGTCAGACCAAGTAGTATCAATATTTGTAGGGACAGTTGTAAAGAAAGTATTAGAAGATACTTTTTCATCCAATAATTCATTGAAAAAGGTTTCAATAGTTGATATATTTAATAAATTCTTATCCATTTACTTTCCCGTTTTGAATTATAGAAACTTTAGCTTTACCTACTTCTTGTGCCAATGCTCTAATGTCATCTCCAATCATAGATATAACTTTATATTTCCTACGTAAATTACCTCCGCCTAATTCTAATATTCCACCATAAAATATGGCTACTGCAACTACAAGCTGCATTCCCTTATCTTTTGGCTTATAATCATCGAAAAATTCAGAGATAGCCTGTCTACCTGTAATTGCCTCTTGTTGATATGGATCGTATTTAGAAGTTGTTGCAGCTTTACTAAAATACATTTTACTATTTGGATAAAGTTCGCCATTATAAAAAACTGCACTCCCATAACTATCGTGAAGATTTTGGGTCTTATTCTTATTGTAGTCAGCCTCTAAATAAGCCTTTTCAATTAAGTTCCGACCTTTTATAGCCAATTTCTTCGCCAAATCATCAATATATGGACTTACACGTCTCATTATCCACTAGTATTATCTTTTACATAAACCGCACAACCACCTAATTGAGTTGGTATAATATCAATAACGATAGCATCAGTAATAGAGAAGCCATACATCTTGCTCCTAAATTTATGACCTTTTTTTATTGATATACCTACTGACTTATCAAAAGGGAAATACACATTGTATGCGTTTGATATTACACCTGAATCTTCTTTCTGCGCCCCTTGTATATCACATTTAGTTTCCAAGACTATAATCTCTTCTTCTACCTGTTGATCGGCAGGTTTGCTTTCATCAATCCCATAAGTGTAAAATACTCCATCAAAAGGATATTCTTGCATTATGTCCCTATCTATAATCATCAGTCGTACTCATTTATCCAAGTTGTTGTACTACCACCTAATAATTCAGCCTTTGGATCGTCCCATTTCTTATACAGACCTATCATAATATTATATACATCTTTTTTAGAATCGTATCGTTGGCTACCAATCGTTTGAGTATAAGCTCCATGTTGGTTCGTCAGACTAGCAGTGTAATTGGGAGCGGTAAAAATAACATAAAGCAAATCAGCCAATAGCAAATCTTTTTGCTGTTGTGTAAGCTGTTTGGTATCTGTAATATCTATAACGTCTCTATCTACTGCAATACGGGTAAGGACTGCCTTGTCAAAGACAAAGGCAGTCAAACCTTCAAGATAGTGTATAATATCAATTTGAGCCATATTAAGAATCTGCTGTTGCTGTATCAACAATAATATGTTCCGGGAACTCTGTTAAAGCAGGAATAAATGACGTAATCAAACGGGTACTCCATGATTTATATTCACCATCAACCATTTCTGCATTGTGAAGCAAAGAGAAACCATCAATAGATGCGAATGTTTGAGAAACCACATTGTTTCCAGCCATACTTGCCATACGTTCATCCAAAGTATTGGTATGCATGATAAGTCCAGCAGGTCCAACCGGACGAAGAACTGCTACATTTTCAGCCCATCCATGAATTGTAGTATCACCGCCCCATTCTTTATTCTTTTCTTCTTCTACTACAATTTCAATAGGAGATAACCCATCAAATGCAGCTACAGCTCTATTAAACTGTTCTTTCAGAATAACCGGAATTTCAGGAGCTTCCATCGGGCTGTTAGTATTCAGGTTGCGCATATAGTTAACCCACTTCTTGACTTCTGCATTTTCCAAGAAAACGTCTTGATACATTTTCTTAGGAATAAGCCATTTCATTGCGCCACCAAATCCTGTTCTTTGTCTGAACTGATCTTCAATGAGAACCATTTGAGAGAACAGTTTAGCATCAGGAGCAGTCCAAACTTTTTCACCTGCCTTTACAAAGTTTTCTTCGGGAATAGCAGCTTTTTGTTTAATACCTTTTATACCTCTACCAATATCATATAGCACATAGCCTTTGGTTTGAAGTTGAGCAGACATGTAATTTGCAGTTTGGTCTTTTGCATCAATCAAATCTTGGACACGTTTTGTCCATTCTCTGATAAACTTAGCATCATTACCAAACTCTGCATAATACTCCTGTTTGTACATACGTTCCATTGCTGTCTCTGTAATAGCATCTGACGTAAAATCTGGAATTGTACCTGTATAGAATGAAAGACCTTCCTTGTTATACGGATGCGCCTTACCTAGTGGAGCACGCATATCCAATACTCCTGCTGCACGATTTATAGAGGCTTCAACCATGAAAGAAGCTTTTCCTGATGCATCTGTAGGAGTTACTTGTGGATTCACCGTAAACTGACCTCTCCACCAATTATAATTGATATTAATCATTCCTGAATTATCAATATAATCACGGAGTATTTGCTGACCTTCTCCGCTACGGAAAAAAGCCGCATATCTACTATTATTAAAATCGAATCTTGACATACTTCTTATTTTCTTTAAATTTCAAACCAACCATCAATTCTTGACTTGTTAATAGTTTTAACAGCAGGAGGGATCGGAGACATCAAATAGGTGTACATTGTTGCGTGCAATGCAGGTGTAACCATATACGTAGCTCCTTCCTCATCATCTTCACCTGTTGCAGGTCTATATTTCAAATCCAAATCACAAGGAAGAACAGCATTTGGATTCTGAACAAGCATCTTTTTTCCGGAACCAGCTTCGGCAGCTTCAACCAAAATATCATTTTTTGCCAATGTTCCAAGAGTTGCAGACAACGTTAATTTCCATACATTTTCTTTTGTATTAGTTGTTGCCTCTACTGCTGAAACTGTGACTGCTGTACCTGTCGTAGCAAAATCATCAGGAGCTTTCATTAAAACATCACCTACACAAGGTTTATGTCTGAAACCATCTCTTTTTATATATACTGTTGTATCGGAAGAACCAGTAGCTGCCTGAACTTCAAATACCTTCAAAAGAATCACTTCTGCATTTTCGTGACTATTAGCGACACCATTACCATTCCAATGATATTCTACCAAATCACCTGCGTACATCTTACCGCCTGTTTTAAACGGATTCTTGATAATACCACCAGTTTGAGGGAATACTTGGTCATTCAATACGCATACTCTCGGCACAAAGACTTCTCTAGTACCTCCGATAATACCACTCCCCTGTAACATGGTTCTACCATACATTACGGCTGCGGTCGTATTTAAAAGATTTTCTACCATATTCTTATAATTTTTTTATTTTTCATTTTTAACATCATCCCAACTTATCTTACTCTTAGAGGGATCACCACCAATAGGCTTGTAAGGGGTTGTCCCATCAGGTATCTCAACTCTGGAAAGGTTGTATAATTCTAATGTAGACTTCGCTTCTTCCTTTATATCTAAATCTTCCGAAATTTGAATTTTAGAAATGTAAGTGTCAATCCACTTATCATCCTTAATCCCAGCGGATTTCAATTCAGACTTAAAGTTTTTCCTTACTTGCGATAGAGCTTTTTCCTTTTCTTCTCTTTCTATTTTGTCTTGCAACTGCTGTATCTGCGCTTGTAATTGCGATAAGGCATCGTCATCAGTAGGCGGAGTTTTAGACTGTTGCTGCTGTGTAGTTTGAGATTGAGTGGGTTTATAGCTCTTAATAAAATCTGCCTTTTCTTTTTCAAAGTTTGCATTTGTCCTTTTTACAAAAGGTAATGCCTTACTTATAAAATCAGAAAGTTCAGTTTCATCATTTACCAATAATGGAATTAGGTCATCTATATTCTCATTAATTGTTCTGTCTGACAAATGCAGGGTTTTCCCACCTTCTGTCAGTAAGCCTTTGAGTTGTTCAACGGCTTGTTCTTTAGTAAACTTCATAATTCCTCTAAGTTATGTTAATAATTTGCACACAAATTAAAGGAATAAACTAAGTTATCCCATGAAATAAGGGAACTATTTAGTACACCGGTGTACTAAGTTTTTCTAATATAAAAAAAGAAGAAGATTTAGAATAGTATTTTTGCAGATAAATGTATATATTTGCATTGAATAATGGGATAGCAGGAGTAATTAACCTGCGATAAGTGGTTTAGGCATGACACTTCCCATTATTTGAATATTAACCATGCCAACAAAAAAAATAATATTATGCCTAGAAAAAAGACCAAAGAAGAATTTATTAAAGAAGCAATTATGGTTCATGGGAATAAATATGATTACTCCAAAGTTGTATATGTAAACAATAATACAAAGGTGGAGATAGTATGTTATGAACATGGATCATTCTGGCAACTACCAAGAACTCATGTAAATAAATCATGCGGTTGTCCTAAATGTTCTAAGGTGTATTCCGATCAAAGTTATTTCATTGAAAATGCTACAAGAATACATAAAGGAAAATACGATTACTCTAAAGTGAATTACATAGACTGCAAAACTAAAATTTGTATTATTTGTCCTGAACATGGCGAATATTGGGCGACTCCTAATAGTCATATATCAGGCTGTGGATGCAGAAAATGTGATAACAAGAGGAAATCTAATCAAAGAAAATATATATATGGTATAGGAATCAATGATTATGAAGGTTTTATAAAAGAAAGTGATGAAGCTTATAAAACTTGGTTCCAGATGCTTCGTAGATGCTATAATAAAGAATGGAAAAATGAGCATCCTACTTATCAAGATTGTACAGTTTGTGAAGAATGGCTTTATTTTTCTAATTTTAAAAAATGGTTTGACGATCCCAATAATGGATATGTAAAAGGATATTTTTTAGATAAAGATGTAAGAGTTAAGGGTAATAAGATTTATTCTCCTGAAACCTGTTGCTTTCTTCCACCTAAAATTAGTTCTATAACAACACAAAGCAATGCGTTAAGAGGTGCTTTGCCAATAGGAGTTTCAAGTTGCGAAAATAAATTTAGAGTGAGATTAAGCGAACGAAATAAACTTATTCATTTAGGTACTTTCAATACCAAAGAAGAGGCGTTTTCTGCTTATAAGCAAGAAAAAGAACGACATATTAAGGAGTTAGCAGAAGAGTACTATAAAAAAGGTGAAATAAATAAAGCTGCGTATGAAGGGCTTATAAGTTTTAAAATTAGTATAAATGATTGATAAAGAAAAATATAAATCACAAGGAATTGGAAATATAGTAACATATCAACCTTATTTTCAAGAAAAATTCGTCAGGAGCAACGTTGATTTTGTTGTAGGTGGAGCTGCGATGGGAATTGGGAAATCCTTTGCCGCCTTATTGATGGCAGCAGAACCAGTACTAGACCCTGACTTCCGAATGGTTTATATTCGTAAAAATATACAAGATACTAAAAGTGGAGGCTCTGGTACAGATGAAATACAAAGGATTTACGGTAATTTAGTAAATGTAAAACTATCAGAAAATCCTCGTGCTACATTTCCTAGCGGAGCTTTTATAGACTTTACTCACATGAACGATCAAACACCAGATAAGGTGTTGGAGCGCATACGTGGATGGCAATATTCGGTAATTTATTTTGACGAAGGTACAGGTTTTGAGTGGAGTACTATTAGGCTTGCATTTTCACGTAACCGTGGTGCAGGAAAATGGAATGGGAAAGTTCGTATTACTTGTAATCCTAAAAAAAATCATTGGTTAAGGAAATGGCTTGATTGGTATATCAATCCTATAACAGGGTTTCCTATCCCTGAAAGAGATGGTGTGGTGAGATATTTCTATATCAATGGGGAAAAAATTGAAGATGTTATTTTTGGTGCAACTAAAGAGGAGGTGTATAGTCAATGCGCTCCAAAGATAAACGCTGTTTTAAAAAAGCTGAATGAAAGAGGTGAGTTTTTTACTTATAAGGATTTAATAAAATCTACTACGTTTTATGGAGGTTCTTTGGATATGAACAAGGAACTTTTATCAAAAAATCCGGGCTATATTGCAAGCGTGGCAGCAATGGGTGAAAAGCAATCTGCTGCTAACTTACAAGGTTGTTGGAATATTGACACAGATGATGATTCCGAAGCTCCTATCCCATTCCATAAAGCTCGTGAAATAAAATTGGCAGATCCACAAATTAATGGAGATAGATGGATCACTGCTGACTTAGCAGATACGGGAAAAGATAATTTCGTTGCATTGGTATGGGATGGATTTCACATTATAGATATTGTAGTATTGGGACATTCAACGCCACAACAAAATGCGAATACATTACAAATTTTAGCTGATAGATATAATATCCCAGATACTCATATTATATTTGATGGTAATAATGGTGCTTATATCAACGATTATATACCAGATGCTATACCATTTATATCATACAGTAAAACGAGAGGCGTATATTTCAGAGCTTTTTGTACATTAAAAGATGAATGTTATGACAGAGTTGTTTATCATGTGAATGAAAAAGGAATATCTTTTAGCGATAAGGTTGCTTCCAAGATGTACACCCATGAAAAAATGAAAGACGAAATTACTGTTTTTGATGAATTTGTTGAAGAGTGTTCAGTAGTACGTTTTAATGAACAAGGGACAGGAAGAAAACGATTAGCAAGTAAAAAAGAGATGAATCAAATGCTTGGTCGAGGACGTTCAATGGACGTATTAGACCCAATAGCTATGAGATTTTTACCCGTTCTCCAATATCAAATGGGAGATGAGCTAGAAAAAACTTCTATCAAAAGAAACGATAGAAAAACCGGAGAGACAAATCTTGAAATTTATAACGATAGTTTTTGGGCGTAATGACAGTTAAAGATATAGAAAAAACAATTAAGGATGCTTCTAAGATAAAGCATGAAGTGACGGTAAGAGACATATCGTATGTTATCTTATTCCTTGAATATTGCAGCTCTGTTGTAGCTTATAAATCTATTTTCGATAAGGATGCTGACGAAAATAGTATTAAAAAGTATGATACAAGCAAAAAAATTGATTTCTTGAAAATGTATATTTCTAGTAACTTTAAAAAAGAAGAGAAAGTTAAGCAAATCAAGAAGAATGAAATTAACAATGATGAATTGATTCAAGATATTACTTTTGAGGAGAATAAAGCTAAATTGATAGCAATGCTTCAAAAGGTTAACGATCTTGTTAAAAGTGGTGAGATGTCTGCTAAAGATGGTGTTAAAGCAGAGATTGAAATCCGCAGTAAACTTAATGATAAGTTTAAGGTATCAGAAGAGGGAGGACAACAATATATCATTGTAGAACAAAAGTATAACGCTATATGTGAATACTGTTCGCATGAGTTATATATTCCTACAAAAGAAGATTTAATGAAAAAATATAACCTAGTAGAAAAAGACAATGAGTGAAATTTCAGAACAAGTGCAAGAATTATTGAATAACCCTGAAAAGATACTACAAAAGAAACCTTTTTTTCGAGGTTATGATACATCGTGTGTATGTAACAACACACTGAATAATTATTTGAAAAGAGCCGGATTTACAGATATGATTTCGGTTACTCTTCCTCAATTAAAAAAACGTGTTATTACGCAAGATGAGTATTTGATGGAATTAGAGCCTGAAAACCATAAGGTTTTATACGATCAGAACATACCTTCTATTACGATGAAACTTGATAATGGTGGCTTTGTTGAGGTTCAATATAAGAAAATGGCGGTTTCTTTCCAACAAAATATTAAAGACAAGCAGGTACAACATTTATGCGGACTTCCAATGTCTTTTACTCTTATGGATGCCAATCCTGATGAAAAACAAAGAGCTGACTTTGTTACCTTTAAACAGTATTGGGATTTAAGAAACCAGGACGGAATGAAAACCAAAATGGTTGACGTTCAAAAATCAGTTGGTGATGTAGGACTTTTATATTATTTTGATAAAAACAATAGAATAAAATCCCGTATATTATCCTATATGGATGGATATGTCTTATGTCCGCATGACGATGATAATGGAGACCGTATATTAGAAAGCGTTTATTATAAGATTGATGATGTAGAATATATTGATTCATACGATGATACTTATTTTTATCGTATGATAAGAGATAATACTAACGTAGATGATAATGGATGGAGACGTCTAGCACCAAAGGCTCATGGTTTTACAGAAATCCCTTTAATAACTAAAAGAGGAAAGGTCGCATGGGAAAATGCTCAAAGTGTTATTGAGGCTTATGAAATATTATACAATATCTTCCTTGTAATTCAAAAGAGACATGGATGGGGAATATTATATATAAAAGGAGATTTTGAAAACAATGGAAAGAAGATAGCAGGTTCAGTTATCTTAAACAGTAAAAACACATCATATAGTCAAGAAGCAAATACGGATGATGCTAAATTTTTAACTCCACCATCACCACAGGGAACGATAGATACTTTGCAGTTAATGGAGGAAACTATACAAAAAAATTCCAGTACAACGTTCTTGCTCCCTAAAGATGTAAAGACAACAGGAGATATATCAGGTGTTGCTATAATGCTTACTCAATCAATGGATATTGAGAATGCATCAAAAGGTGTAATAGAATGGCAAAATGTTGCGGATAAAATGGTTCGTCTATTCAAACAAGGATTAGCAAAAGAACTTGTAGTCTCACAAATTCAACCCAGTGCTATTACGGATTTCGATAACTTACATATTAATGCTAAATTCAAAGTATATAGACCTCAATCTGAAACTGATATTGTAACAAGATTACAAACAGGAGTTACATCAGGATTTCTTTCTGTTGAAACTGCCAGTGAAATGAACCCTGACGCAAAACCGGATGAGAAAGCTAGACTTGAAAAAGAAAAGCAAGCTAAAATAGATGAGCAATTATATCAACAGGAACAGGCATTAATAATATCTCAAAAACATTCAGTACAAGATAATAATAACAATAATAAAAAGGAGGAATAACTATGTACACGAATATCATAAACAACATTATAGAATTAGAAAAGGTAGAAACATTTATTGATATAAAACCTTACTATGTTTTCTTATATCCGAAATCAGAGGATGCTAGCAATGTGATTATTGTAGATGGTCTACCTACATATCAGAGTAAGAAAGAAAATTTAGCTTTGCCTCTGTTAACTTGTGTTTGGAATCCTATTGCATTAAACAACATTGTTGTTACAGATGATATGCTTTCAAATTATAGAATATTTATAGGTTACATACAATGATTGGTGGGGCTAAAGGTATAGGCATTGGTATTGATTTTGGTATACCAAATCAATACTGTAGGGCTACTAATAAGCCCTACATTGAAAAAGACGTATTAGATTCATTACGTGTTGTTGCTTCTGCTTATGGTAAATCCAATGATGATGCTGACCGTTCTATAGTTAAGAATCTGGTTGATGCTAGTAATCCGTTCATCATAAGTAACGCAGCTTTCAAGCTCAATAGCGGGTTTGGAAAGTATGAAACAGAACTGTCAGATATAAGAATATGGACTAAAAGTAAAGACGTAACTTCTTCTCCTTTTAGTAGTAGTTATAATGGGTTATCAGGATGGATAATATTTGCTAACACTGAACTAACCAATAGTGTCGATATACCTTCTATTAAAATCGAGGTAAAAGGTTTATTAGAAGGTCAAGAGTTGATTTATAGATATTATGATTCGACTGGACAAACTAATGTTTATTCAATGACTAAGGATGGAGAATATACATTACCAGCCGATGTAAGAACAGCCAAACCATTAACTAGTAACACTTCTGGATTTCAGATTGTCAAGAATGAAACTAATACTATTACTATAACTCAAATCCCCTCTTTCGAAGGCGCATTCGTAACCGACGGAATCGACGACCTGATTACTTCCACCAAGACCGTACAGGAGATGCTGGGAGGAAGCACAGAATTTACAGCTGTGTCTATGATTCACTTAATATCTATCGGACAAGATGTGGACGGTGCTGCATATACTAACTATATAAGAACTTCTGATAATTACTGGACTTCTAATAGAGTTAGTAATGTTGGTAAAACAGGAATATATGGTTATAGCTTTAAACAAAGTACTCCGACAGTTATAAATAACATACTGGGAGACAAGGGTGACTATACTACTGATAAGTCACCTGATACTAGTGAAATGTTTAGGGCTAATTTTAGTGTAGAGGGATTTGAACACGCCATTAGTGGGACTGTTCATGCTTCTTCCGTTGCTTGGTACTGGACAATCATCGCCAACAAGGTACTGACTTCCGACCAAATCAATCAGGTCATAGCTTACTATAACTTGGATAGAACTCTTAAACCTGATATACTGTGTAATATAACTAAACAAGGTATTACTAATGATAATCATGCTGACTTTAATGATAAACTTATTGATTATAGTGGTAATGGAAGAGATATACAAATGTATAATCTAGCTTGGAAAGGCGGTAGTGGTATTGCAGCTAAGAAGTTTGAAACGATTAAAGATTATAATATTATTCCTGATGAAGGATTACAAGAATTAACTATCTATAATGAATTTAGTTTTAAAATTAAATCTATTAGATACGCAGATAGATATTGGGCTGTACAATCTTTAAATAAAACAGATATGTCTTATCCAGTAACAATTATTACAGATAAAGATATTATTTGGAGAAATACTTTAAATTATACTGATGCAGATGGTGTAAAAGGTAATGTAAAAAAAGAAACAAATGTTCCTGCTAATACTCCTACGCAAGTATTTATTTATGGATTCAATGACTTTGACATATCAGATGATTATACTAAAGTAAATTGTGTTGCTTATGCTACTAGAAAAGATATAACCGAATTTACAGTTACTTTTATTCCTAGTTGTAAAGGAGGATTATTACTTGACGGAGTAAATGACTTCGGTAAGGTGACAGGGATGCCTGTTTACAAGGATTATACGGTAGTAACCGATAGAGAAATATTTGCTAATATTGGAGCTATATTGTCAAAGAATAATCCGGGGGCATTTGTGGAAACTGCCGGAAATAGTGTTTATAGTTTTGGTCAAGCTACTTTTGGTCTAAAATTTATTTCTACTAGAAGTATATCTTATTTATCTAAATACTCTTATTGCGGGCAATCTATAGCAGCAGGTGCAGCAGAAGATGTCCCTGATATGTGGTTAGGAACAATTAGGGATGGTGATTCTCGTTTCTTCAACGGAGCTATCTACTCTCTCATGTCCTTCCCATATAGTATGTCCGAGTTCTTGATAGAGCGTCAGTTGAAGAAGCACAAGCTGGGTACGCTGTATCCGGATATGGTGGAGTTCAGACCGATAGTGAAGAGTAATCTACCTTATTCTTCCATTTCCTATTCTGTTAATCCCGGAGAATATATCTCTGTAGATAGCATGGTTACCATCACTGTAACGTTGCCAAATACCTCTGATAAGCTAATGGAGGTGTCGTGCAATGCTATCAGCGACATATCCATATCTGGTGATAATGGCGTTTACGAGATTACGGGAAAGATAGTCAAATCTCCTCAAAAGATAAACCTTGTTATCTCCAGTTACTTGACAATGCTGAATAACGAGACTTTAATTTCAAATGAAACATTAATTAAAAACGAATGATATTATGGAAAAGATTTTTGACATAGCAAAAGACAGTGAACAATCGTGGGGCACTTTAGCAGATGCAATTGATAGGAATTTCGATGAAGCATCTACAGGAATTCAAACAGTTGCTCAGAAGGTGGATCTTCTTGACATGGCTTCTCCAAACTATTGTGTGGGAGAATGGCAAAATGGAGAATTAAGTCCTACATCAGTTAATACGATTGGTGATACAAGTATACTTGACAAATGGGATTTCTATCTAATAGATACTACAGACAATACAGGTGAGACTAATCATCCGGTAGGAAAATTGAAAAGAAACAATCTTCTTCGATTTGTAGACGGTAGTTTTGCTCCTGTTATTGGAATCACAGAAGCTATGAGAGCCGAATGTGATGTTGAACTGTATTTAGATAACACCCAAACAAATAAATACTGTGATGCAGGGGCATTTGATGCAGAAGCATTCTATAATCAATATGGGATGACGCAGAAACTCTACAATGTAGCAGGTGAAGAAGTTCGTATTTTACGACCTTATGAGACCACTGAAACTAAATATACAATAGGTTTAGGAAGAGCAGATAAGATTTATCTATTAGATAACGTTGTCGGAAAAAGTGGAAAAAGATGGAAAGGGATATTTGCAAGTCCGACAACATGGGATGGAATAGATACAACTCTTTTTGGGCTTGATCCGACTGCCATATCTCCTTGTCCTGTATGCACTATTGGCAATAAGACACGTTCTTTCTTTTATGTATATGAAGGTGAATCTAATTGTAAATCTTCAAATGGTACAAATAATCTTTGTACGATGTTTAGTAACGGAAGAACATATCCAAGAGTTAATGATATGAATCAAATCAACGACATGACGTGGAGTCGTGCAAATAATGCAGATCCCGATGCACCTTATCCTTTTGCAGAAGGAGGATATCATGCGTTGAATACTTTTATCAATTGTTTGGAAATTCGTTATGGAACTAAATATCTACACAAGGAATCATTATTTTCCGGTGGTATTTGTTCTAATGATTCTGTAAGCGAAGCAGGATGGACAAATACGGGAGGCATTCGTTACAAAAAGACGGCAGATAGCACATGGAAATACGCTAATTGGAATACGACTCCATCGGATATGTGCTACGATAATGCAGCCGGTAAAACGCATTTCTCCAATTGGTTAAATGCGGAGCATCCGAAAGAGCAGTGCATGGAAAGTCAGATGGCTGCCTCTTTTGCTGTTGAAACCGGAGTTTCCGAAGGTTCGGAATTTGAGTTCTATGGAGCTACCTATTATTACCGCAATATAGTGGGTGCAAAAGGATTAGCTGATGGAGAAATGAATGTAAAGGTATATAAGAAGATGTCTCAAACATTTAATGCATATGACGAGTTGGGTGCAGAAACATCTTTTGATGTAGAAGTAATCTTGCGTATGGCTTTATATGCAGGTGCTAATTTATCCGGTGATGTATTTGCTTACTGCGGAGGAGGATATGAACAGGTTGGAACATGTGTGAATGCTGCTTCAGGATCTGTTAACAATCCAGTTGATATTTATTTGGAACCGGATCAAAAAAAATGGTTGAAAGAAACAAGTGTAACTAAAACCAATCTTGGTACTTTTGATTTTGAAAAATCCTATATGAAAATAGGCAGTAGTACAAACTTGGGAGATAGTTACGCAAAAGAGCGAGAAAATTATGCTGCATGGAAGACTGCAAAAGGCGGTAGTCTGTCAACTGGAGAATGTTATTATACTTGGGATAACAATTATTGGAGTAGTACAGCTATGCAGCGTGTTAGAATTGCGGCTCGGTTTCGTGGTGCTGCTA